TTGCAACTTTACGTTAAACTTGACGAAATCCTACGAGAGCGTGGGTGGAGTGGAAAAGTATTAGCAGAGAATTCAGGAGTGAGCGAAAACAGGATAAGCGAAATTAGGGGGAATCAACGAACTACAATTAATCGTGAACACATCGCTAAGATTATGAAAGCGCTGGATATCACAGACATGAATGAACTATTCGAGATTCGCGAGGGGGAATAGTAATGATTAAAGGGGAATCTGTTTTCAAGGGAGAAGTTGATGTAAAACACCTATTTAAACAGGGGGAAGACAGTGATGTGATGGCTGTTGTCTTCTCTGGATTCAGCACAGAAGGAAAGCCGCCTCTATATAACTACATACGAACGTTAGAAGGATTTACCTGTAGCACTTTATTTATTTTAGATGATTTCGGTTGCCGCGGCAGTTACTATCTATGTAAACAAAGAGACTTTTCAATTGAGCGATCAGTAATTTCACTTATCAATAAAATAGCTGAAGAAAAGGGAATAAAAAAGATTATTTCATGCGGGTCAAGTAAAGGCGGCTATGCTTCTTTGTATTATGCCATCAAATACGGATTTGATGCGGCAATATGCGGGTCTCCGCAGTATTATTTAGGAGATTACCTTATTAGTACAAAAAACCAGTCTATGAATGAGGTCGCAAAATTTATGTCCGGCGGATGTTTTCAAAATGATAAACTATTTTTAAACAGTATCCTCCGAGATGTTATACTCAATTCCCAAAATAAACCCGAACTTTACATCCATTTAGGTGAGGGCGAAATACATTATACTCATCACGTTAAACCAATGATTGAAGATCTTAAATCCTCTGGAAGAGAGTACAAGTTGGATTTAGGTCCTTATAGCTCCCATGCAGAAGTCGCAAAGTTTTTCCCTGAGTTCCTAAGAAAAAATATATCCAGGAAACTTAATAGCCCCTATGTTATATTTGAAGAGCAAGCAAAATCAGATATATATAAGGGAGCCTCCTGCTTATTCCAAGTCAACAAGGATCGCGAAGGGGATTTATATGCGTGGTATATTTATAAAGACGGAGAAATAATAGAGCGAAGAATGTATGAAGAGTCCCCAGAAACGTTAGTGAATTTTCATGATACTGGTGAATATATGGTTAAGGCTTTTGTCCGCAATAAGCACAAACGAAAAACATCATTAAAAAGTAGTTCTTTCCAGGTAAAAGAAGCCCCATCCGGTTAAGGACGGGGTTTTACTAACTCGCCTTATTCTTTTTGTTCGGTTTCACCCAATCAACCGCGATATTTTGTCTACAACGTTTGCAACTATCGTTTATTTTTCCAGTCGTAACGAAATTTCTATCAAAACCACAATTAGGGCAGGTATACTTGGCGCCACCTAATGCCACCGCGAAAAAAGGGAGGCTAAATAGTGCAAGACCGAATCCAGGTAGTATTCCGATAATCGTAATTACTAAAATTGCCGAAATTAACATAAGAAAAATACCGATAAATAAACTGGTTATTCTCATAAGTCCAAAACGCTTTTTTGCTACAGTGACGGTTTTAAACTCCAAAATAAATCCCCCAATCTTTATCGTTAGTAAAATTATACTCTATCGGAAGTCCTTACCGCAATCTCATTATGTAACACGAGCACCTACGCTTTTATACGTAGGCGCCCGCCAAAAGTTCCGCTTACTTAGTAGTTCCTTCACGTTTCACACCGATCTCGAAAAGACCAGTCGCAGCGAGGCCCGCAAAGCCGCCGGCCCACAGCCGCAATATAAGTTCGAGGTCCGTAAACGGATATGCTACCGCTCCGAGTACGATCCCCAAAGCGAAGCTTACCGCCGGTACGATGTTGGTCGGCATGTTGACCGTTTTCTTAACGAGTTGAACTAGCGCCGTAAGGATAGGCGCCAATACAGTCGCGAACAATAGTACTTCTTCCATTTATATCGTCTCCCTTTTCGATTAGTTTACGGAATAGCCGGCTTTTTTCAGCGCAGCAGCGAGTTTAGCTTTCGTATTAGGTCCGTAAATTCCGTCCTGGCTCAATCCATGCATCGACTGGAATCGTTTGACTGCGTTCGCTGTTTTCGGACCGTAATAGCCGTCGATTCCGTTATTCTTGGCGCCTTTGTCCGGATAGAAGTAAACGGCAGCAAGTGCGTCCTGTACTTGCGTTACCTTCGTCCCTTTCGTCAGTGGGCTCGTTACTTTAAGGACTCCGCCCGGCAGCGTGAACGTCTTTTTAGAGGATCCGGATGGTTTCGGAGCCGCAGCCGGTTTAGGCGTCCCTTTAAGCTTCAGCACTTGACCAACGTAAATTTTATTCGGATCCTTGATGTTGTTCCAGCTCTGAAGGCTCGCCACGCTTACTCCATTCGCTTTAGCAATAGCGGAAATTGTATCGCCCTTTTTAACGGTATAAGTTGAGCCGGACGGTTTAGACGCTGAACTAGACGACTTTCCTCCGAGCGCTTTCAATTCCGCAGCGATAGCCGCTTTCACCGCATCCCAACGTCCCTCATCGAGTACACGGTGCGGGCAGTATTTTCCGCTCCAATCCTGATGTTTCTTAACGCGATCAACGCCCCAGCCGCGCTCTTTTAATAGCTGAGCGATGAATTTAATCGCAAGTTTTTCGGCCGCTTTATACTTAGCGCCGCCTGACTTCGAATAGCAAACTTCGACACCGATAGACGAACGATTGCCCGGTCCGTTTCCGTCTCCGCAATGCCACGCGTTACGGTTAGTCGGAATTCCCTGAACGACCTCTTTGTCGTCTACCGCGAAGTGATACGATACTTGGTTGTTATTGCGAATCATGTACGCAATTTCATTCGCTGCTGAAGCGTCGTTCGCCGTATTGTGAAATGTGATGTACTTTGCGTTCATTGAATACGGACACTTGAGCGAATGTTTGCTTGAAGCGACTAGATTTTTTCGGACTGAAATCGCCATTTAATCGTCTCCCTTTTCGTATAATAAAAAGCCCGCCGGACTCTCACCGAACGGGCGCGTTATTCTCTTCCGCGAAATTTTTCTTCGAGTCTATCGAGCTTGTCGATAATTACGTCATATTTATCGCTGAATTTATCGAGTAGATCCTGCAGCCGCGATTCACGTTCACGATTCGATTTCATTACGTAAATCAGCAGCCACGTAAAAAGGACCGCGAACGGTCCTTGCGTTAAAAAGTATTTAATTACGTCGATTTCGTTCATAAATACGCCTCCTATCCGTTTAACCATGCGCGAGTTGTTCTGATCATCGTGGATCGTCCAGACCATCCTGACTTAAATTTCAGGTAAAAGTTTCGAGCTTTATACGTAGGAATACCGAGATCGACGTTTATCTGCGCAAAGTTTGTTTTATCTTTCACAGTGGGGATTACCACTTCGGCGACTATTTTATCCAGCCCATCAGATACATCAAACTCTTCAAGCCTAACGTAAGTATTAAGGGTGGGATCTGTTTCCGAGTAATGCAGGATAGCTCCAACGTTTATATTTAAAAACCGAGCATCATGCGAAATATATAGAACCTCCGCGTTCGTGTATGATGTGGAAGATGTCCTGTAATAACCCCCCGTATATTCAACATCTGTCGTGTTAAAAAAGGGCTTTTCTTGGATCGCTAAGTTAAAAGCGAACTTTCCGTTATTAACAAGGACCGCGCCGTCCGGCCTCTCGATCGATACGGCGCCTTTCGCAACGTATAAGCCACGCGAATCTAACCGAACAAACTTATTACGATCCGCCTCGTTTATCGCGATCAAGTAGTTTCCGTCCCAATAAAAAAGATCACCGTTACCGATGATCTGAATATTGTTCGTTTTTATTTGTCCGGCTGTCAAAACGCTTGTGACGACGCCGTCAGCCGTGATCGCTTCTTTAAACGTCTTGCCTCCGTCAGTCGTTACGCCTAATCCGCTCGACCTCAGTGCAACGAAACGGTTTGGATCGTTAGGATCTCGCGCGATAATTCCCATGCCTTCCGGATATTCAAGTTGCGTTAACGAGTTATTAAGCGCCTCGGTTGCGCGCTGCACCGCTTCGTCATACACGTTGTAGCGAAGCTTTCCGGAATTCTCATCGTATATCTTGTCGAGCAACTGTTTCGAATACGAAATAACGGACTTTGCGAACGTTTTTAACGTCGAAGCAAGCGTAATCCTCGGCGCCTTATTCGATTCCGGATACTCTTCGATCTCCATCACGCGGAGACTTAGTTTTATGTCTAACGGCTCGTAGATCGTCGGAACAGTATCGCCGAGCCCTGGTTTCGCCACCGCATAACCAGCGTTTTTCAATTCGACGAAATCAAGTTCGATCGTAATTTCCGGCTTATCCTGGAGCTTCGCTTTTAAATAACGCTCCAAAGTCGCTTTATGCGTGATCGTCTCGTTCGTATAAATCGGCGCGTGGCGAATTCCGTAAAGTCCAGCAAGAGGCGACGTATACTCCGCTGTGACCATCGGATTACCTTCGTTGTCCTTTTTTCCCTCTCCGCGAATATACGTTGATAGATTCGAGCTGTCGACCGTTTTCCTAAATGTTTTGACGTTGTGGTTATATCGGAATTGAAAATCGGGTGAGCTTCCGATCTGTTTCCTAATACGTACATCTCGCCCAACAATTTCGTACTCAGCTTCGAACCTATCAAGAGCGTGTGTGAATAATGAAATGCAGTTGTCGTTTCCGAAATTCTCGAACTCTGCCGTGTCGAATGAATCGATAACGCTAAACGTCCAACCCGTGTCGCGAAAGATAAAATCGAGAATAACATTGATTGATTTAACGCCATCCTTTAGCGTGTCGTATCGAAATTCGTCAATGAGATCGAAGAAAACATGCGGAGCCGTTACGGTTTTAACCGGTGTGACTCCGACTAGTTGATCCACGCACTGCTTAATTCGATAGTCAATTCCGTTGTATGTTATGACGGATTCCTCTTCGACAAGATCGAAAGCATGTGCGTTATGATCTGTTTTCGGCAATAAAAAAGACAGTGAAATATCGCCGTTCACTGTCCGTTTTATCGCTAGGTTTGTATAGCCGGTCAGCACTTCGGAAGACCCGGTTATATTCTTTATCTTCATTCGGTGCCCTCCTCGTAAACCTCTCCGGTAATTGCTGCGTACTGCTCACGGCTAATTTTCGAAAGAGTAACGTACTTTGCGACTTGCTCCTTCGTATATTTTCTGTTCGAGTAAAGAATACGAATGTTCTTAAACCACCAGTCAGGGTCGTTTTGATCTGCGAGGTATAAAAGTAAATCAGCGTTTTGCGAAAGCGCAACTGATCCAGATGAATCCGGCGTGAGTTTGTTAACTTTTGCGGTCAGGACCTGAACCTGTGCGTAAAGCTCTTGAACCGATTTAATCAGCAGTCCGACGAACTCTTCGTATCGAAGTCCGTAAATAAATTCGCCTGTTTCATTTCCTTCCTCGTCATAAGCCGGAGTCTTAGAAATTGGCGCAAAGTCATCAGTAGAGATGCCGAAGCTATTAACGACTTCCTCGACCTCTTGCGCAATTAGGCCGTGATGGGTGCGTCCGGAATGGCCGTCTTTGTGCTTATAGGACACCGGGTGAAGTTTATTGATGAATGAAAGGCCGAGTGTTTCATCTTGGATATCTTGTTTATAATTACGGTCAGAGGTTGAGATAGTCCCGGATGCGACGAATATACTCGCCCAACGCACGGCACTAATTCCGATCGATTCTTTGTTATCTATTTTCGGGTTCAAGAATCCTAAAATCTCTTTGTTTTTAGTTTTCCACCCGTCAATTTGATCAACCGGCCATGTTCCATCAAGATATTTATTTTCGACTATCTCACACACAGGAGTTCCTATGGTAGCGTCTGTCGGGGTGTCTAATCGAATCCCTCGACCTATATTAATAAATCTATTTCTAACAATCGCGATCCTGTTAGTGTTTGGATGCCCGTAAACCCCGTAATTTGCGTTTCCTGAGCCGTTAAAGACATTATTGTGAATTTCTACCCCGCAAACATAGGATTCAATGCGAACAGGTTTTGCTGAACTACCTGACATGTTGTTTACGATGTTGCCAGATATCTCGATTCCAGTTTCTCCGGTGAATTGATTTGTTGAGTTGCGCGAAATATATATACCCTGATTTACGTTGGTGATTGTGTTATTCGAGAAAAGAGCTCCGATCCATTTAAACTGTTGCCCTTCGTTTTCCCCGTCGATTACTCTGATCCCATCTTTAAATCCCGATATTGTATTACCATCGACGATACAATCTCTCGCCCATCCTTCGAATAGTGCCAGCCCATGACTAGATGTGTCAGAAGCTCCGGTTAACATATTGCCTCTAATGAGCGATGATCTTGTTCGGATTGAAACCCCATTTAATTGGCATTCAGTAAAGATGTTTCCGGTCACAGTAACTTTGTACGTTCCTCCATGACTAGTCATCGGATTCTGCGTAGATCCTTTCGATCCGCAGAGATTTACGTAACAGTTAAGTGAAGGAGTTTCCCCGGATTTATATGTGATATCAAACGGTTGAGTCCCATTCTCTGCATATGACTGAAAGAACCCACAATCTTGCGAAGACACTGCTTTAAACGCATTCCTGTAATAAATATCGGCAGGCTCCGTTGTGGTGTCGTAGTATATTCGACTACCACTGTCGCCACAAGCAAGAGAGGTTTCAAACGTAATAAATGACCCATCCGATACACTATAAGCTGTGTTGTTTCTTGTATAGCAATGGTTAGCGTATTTGACACTGATAAATCTTGAAGCCGTGCCCGTGAAATTAAGTCCTTCGATAATTACGTTTTCAATGGGCGTTACCTTCTGAATTGTCGTTGTTGCCCGCGCCGTCGAAGACGTTTCGTTTGCGCCGTCGGTCCGATAATCCGGGAATAGAAGCCCCGCTGTGATTTCGAAAGAAGTCGATGACGTTACCGTTTTTACTCGGGCATACTCTCCGAAATAACATCCCGGGGCACTAGGCGTTGCATACCCTAAACGCCAATTTTCTCCTGCGTCAGAAGAAAGAGCGTCCCGTTGCGATTTTATCCGTACTAAATCACCGACATTAAGTCCGTGATCAGTGGTTGTCTGTATTGTCTTGCTGCCCATCGTTAAGTTAGCTGCAATCGGAATCTCTTCTCCAATAGAACCTTCGACTACAATAGCGTATCCGCCGTTTACCTCAATCTTCACAGCAGGATCGCTCGTGATCCGTACGTTACTTTTCGCATATATAGGCGCTGTTAACTTAACATCCTTCGAAATATAAATGTTTCCGAGCCCGTTCTCCGCAGCGTATTCAATCGCTTTATTAATGGCCGCCGCATCTGTATCGCCGTCCTCTTTGAAATCCAGCGCGTTTAGGCTGAGCGATTGGACCGATGATTGAGTCGACATGACTTCGACCTGATTAGCGTCGATACGGGCTTTTAACGTTTCGTACTCTTTTCCGTTATAGTCAACGCGAGCTTGTGCAGTTTCGGGATCGATAGAACCTTCGAGCACAACTCCGTTAAATTGCTCCTGAACATTGTTCGCAACACGCTCGGCTTCGCCCGCAGTCGTTAACGCATCGCCGGCCGTCTTATTTGCGGCCTTCGCTTCCGAAAGTGCTTCGTCCATTTGCGCCTTGGATGCCGATACGTCTCCGTTCATAGCCCGGAAATTTTCGTTTATCGTGTTCCGAAATTCGCGGTCTAATGGCGCTTTTACGTCTTTAATATTCGCCATATATCCGCCTCCCTTCCGTGTTTATAAATAATAAAAGCGAAAGTCGAACGAGACTTCCGCTATTTCTTCGCCAGATACTTGTATACTGTTCCATCCGGGAGCAAGCGTAATAAGACCGTAATTCGTTTTATCGGTCAATGACGTCGCGCTCCTTACCGTCCGTGTGCCGTTGATGACGATCGGAAGAGTCGTATTCATGCTTCCGGTATACGTCCATTCGTCTTTGGTTGTTGCGTTGTATAAGCCGATAGAAACCTTCGAGATATTCTTTTTCGATTTAATCGTAATCTTTAACGGTTTATTCCTCGGATCAACCGTCGCATCGCCTGCGTTGTATATCCGAAAAGACTTATCTGTGTGTACGTACTGGTAATCCTCCGCGAATAAACCGTTGCCGAATCCCCATAAGTTTACATCGGTTGTGAAATTCGAAAGAGACGTTCCGACTGACTCAGCGTAAGGACTGGCGCTGATAAACGGAACCTCTATAAAGCCGTATATGCGTTGCTGATCCGGCGAAAACTTTCCGTCAACTTTAGCGAGCCAACGACGCCAAGGCTCCCGCGAATCGATAATATAAAACGCTTCTTTCGATTGAAAAATCCGATAGACTTCGTTTCGCAACAGTGGATAATCGTATAAATCTACCGCCTTAAAATAAAAGGACCCCGTCATTGTTCGAGGTCCATACGTTGTTCCAGCGTCGATCACTCCGTCCATGCCTTCTACCGTTTCAGTTGCGTTAATTGCCTCGGGTGAATCGATGACGAAATCACGCGTAACTATCCCGTGTTCGGACAGGACGTATTTATCTCCGTTTAGTCTTTCGATTGTTAAATCCATTCGTTAATCACCCACCTTTGACGCCGCTAATTCGTTGCTGAATGCGGAAATCTTCGTTGAATTTGCTTTGGATCAGATCGTACATCTTCTCCGCATCTTCTCTCGACCCACTTCCGCTATAATTAAGCGTAATATTAATCGGAGAAACGGAGTTATTTCCGGAAGCATAATCGTCTCTAGAAAAACTTAACGGTACGCTTCGGTTATACGCTGCGTCAACCGTATACGAGTAGTCCTGTGCGTCAAACAGAGCCGCGTTTGCCATTTCGTTAGCCGCCGCTTTGACTACGCCGATATTGCGCTCGATACCTACCGCAAGACCCATCGGAAGGAACTTACCGATTTCGTCACGGAATACGCGGGATGGTGAGTGAATTCCGAAGGTATCTTTAATATCCTTTGTGATTCCGCCCATAAAGTCGCCGATTTTTTGTCCGATCCAATCTTTCATGGACCAAATTCCGTCCCATAAACCATGCATTAGGTCTGCTCCGGCGTTGAAAATTTCGCCACTGTTGTCTATAATTGCGCCCGCAATTTCACCGACAATTTCCATACCCACTGAAAATAATTCCGGTAACAACTGCATAATCCCGTCAACTACCGCCATGAGAATTTGCATCCCGGCATCCAGTATTTCAGGAAGATGGTCTATCAAAGCCTGCGCAATAGCAAAGATGAGCTCTATCGCTGCCTCAATTAATTGCGGTAGGTTTTGGAGAATCCCGTCAATAAGAGCAAGCAGTAACTGAATCCCGGCATCAATGATTTTCGGCAAATTTTCGATTAACGCTTGCGCTATAGTAATGACTAGATAAATCGCCATTTCGATGAGCTGCGGAAGAATTTGAATGATGCCGTCAATCAAGCTATTTAGAATCTGGATACCGGCGTCAATAATCATCGGCAAATTCTCAATAATTGCGTTTGCAAGCGCGAGTATTAGCTGCAACGCCGCTTCAATTAATTGCGGAAGAACCTGGATAATTCCAGAAATTAACGCATTTAAAATTTGGATTCCGGCCTGGATAATCATTGGCATAAGCGTTACGATCGTATTAATCAGCGTCGTCAGCATCGTTGTGGCCGCTTGGATGATCTGCGGTAGCGCCTCGACTATTCCTTGGATCAGTGAAGTCAGGATCAAAATACCGGCGCCGATCAGCGCAGGTAATAACGTAACGAACGCCTGAATAAGCGAATTGATGATCTGAGTTGCGGCCGTTAGAATACTCGGCAACGCTTGAGTAAATCCGTTCAACAAACCTTGGATGATCTGAATGCCCGCTTGTAAAATTATAGGTAGATTCGTGACGATCATATTGACGAAAGAATTCACAATATTAACCGCAGTATTGAGAATGGTCGGCATGTTCTGCTGAATGCCTTGCGCTATTGCCGGGAGGTATTTCGAACCCGCAACGATCAATCCCGGAATACCGCCGACTATGATTCCGATGATATTCGGAATGAATTCCGCGAACCCTGAGAAATCTCCGTTAAAGGCGTCAGATATTGCCTTTTTCAAATCCTCGAATGCGCCTCGGATAATTGCGACTCCTTTGACGACGACATCCGCAACAGAAGGCGGCAGGAGATTGTGCAACGCGATTGAGCCTTTCGTGAAGTCGCCAGTTAGCGTTTCCGCGAGTCCTTTGAACAGTTTCGTTAGTTTATCGACCGTCGGCGATACTTTCCGGCTGATTGCGTTTCCTAGGGCCGTCACCTTTTCGCGAATAACATCGCTGTGTTTGTAGGCGTAGGCAAAGGCGATTCCGAGCGCGATGACTGCGGCCGATATGAGGCCGAACTGGAACATCGTTAAGAGTAACGCACTGCGAGTCATGTTTAGCCGCGCCGCCAGTATGCCTAATCCGGTACCTAAAGCACCTATCCCAGACGCCATGGACCCGATGGCCGCGAGAGCTACCCCCACAACTGTTACAAAACCCGTTAACACAGTTGCAATTGCAAGCCCATAAGCGATAAACTTTTTCATTTGTGGAGAAAGGTTATTAAAGCCTTCAACGAGACGATTTAAGAATTTTACAATCTCAATTAAAGCTGGTTTTAGTGCATCACCGATCGCCTTTTTCGCGGTTGCCGTACTACCGCTGAGAATCTCTAATTGACCGGCTAAGTTATTCATTTTTCTGCCGCAACCTCCGCAGCAGTGACTTTCGACATTGATTTCCACATAGCATCGGCGCCTTTAGCGCCTTCCTTCATCATGATGTTTGCGGCACGGACGGCGTCGGTACCGAACATCGTTTTTAGCGCCGCTTGTTGCTGCTCTTTTGTTAGTCCTTTTAACTTGTCTTGCAAAATCTGCGACATTTCCGCAAATGATTTGATATTTCCTTGTGCATCATAAAAAATGCTAGACCCGTCCTTTGTTATCAGACCTAGATCTAGCATTTGTCCGTATGCTGCTTCCGAGGCCGGCGTTAAATTTAACAACATTGTTTTTAGAGAGGTACCGGCATCTGACCCTTTAAGACCGTTCTGCGCGAATACAGCAAGAGCCGTCGATGTATCCTTAAATGATAGTCCGACCCCTGAAGCAACAGCCGAAACCATCGAAAGGCCGTATTTCAATTCGTGAACATCGGTAGCTGAAGCGTTGGCCGCCCCCGCAAGCATATTCGCAGCATCTGTAACGGAGAGATTGTCGTTTCTAAACGCATTGAGTGCAGTCGATGCGATTTCAGCCGCTTCGGAAAGGTCGAGCTCACCGGCTGTTGCTAAGTCTAGGGCGCCGGCTAATCCGCCGTTTAAGATATCCGCAGTAGATACACCGGCTTTCATGAGTTCCTCGATACCTTGGCCGGCTTCTACCGCGCTATATTTTGTTTTTGCCCCTAAATCTTCCGCTAGTTTCGATAGTTTTGCCATCTCCGAGCCAGTTGCGCCGGAAACGGCTTTTACGTTAGACATCTGTTGCTCAAAATTCATCGCTTCTTTTACCGATGAACCAACAACAGCCCCTAACCCTGTGGTCATTACTCCGAATCCCATCGCGATCGACCGCCCCATGTTCGAGAGCCGAGATCCGAAGTCTTCAAGCCGGCTTTGCGCTTGGTTGAGTTCGCGTGTCAGATCCGTTATTGTAGCGCCTATTCGGACGTTAATAGTATGATCCGCCATTTAGCCCCTCCTTTCTATTCGATTTCAAATTGCGACAGCCATTCGCTGGCTTTCTGTTGCTTTTCGAACAAGTCTTCGGCTTTTTGCGTTGATACGTCCGATTTTTCTGGGCGTTTGAATAGATCGCTGAGTTTAATGCGTTTCCGCGCGTTGTTGACTTTTCCGATCATCATTGCGGTTAACGCGTGCTCTTCGAAACGGTCATACTTCCGCTCCTGTTCTGCGTCTAACAAAACGTAGAATTCACGTGGAGTTAGCTTCCGTATTTCCTCCGGAGATTTCCCAAGAAAACGCCAGCCGGCGTGAAATACTTCCTCTATTTCAGAAAGTCCGCTAGCATTTTCGCTGCCTGTGGATCTTTCTTCAGAATCTTCTCGACCGTCTTCTTGTAGAAAAAACTTTTAGAAACTACCTCGTTTGAAAGCTTCATAATTTCGTCCATATCGAGCTTTTCTTCCGAAATTGCGGCTTCGATTGCCTCGCGAACTTTTTTGATCGAGAAGTTCTTTCCGGTATGGAATAGTCCGGCATGAACGATATTCGGGAATGCTTCGAGATCACCCATAAGAGCCTTCCCGATCAATTCGAATGAGCCACCTTTGTAAAGTCCGTTTAAGTATTCAACACTTGCGTATGTTAGCTTGAGTTCGTATTCATTTCCTTCGATTTCAAAACGTGCCATATTCCAATTCCTCCTATAGAAAAAGGACGCCCGCAAGGCGCCCCGTTAATTTTTAATTAAGATGCTGTGGTGCGAGTAACGATCTCGCTCATCGGCGATTCGCCCGCCGCATTAACCGCCGTCACGTTAACCGTGAGCTGTGTATCTGCCGTGATACCTGTCAATGTATGAGGCGGTCCAGCTACTTCAGCATCTAAGTTTTTGGCCTCGCCTCTATAAACTTTGTATGATGTCGCCCCATCTACCGGGTCCCATTTCACCGTTACACTATCTGCCGTAGCCGTGTACGATAGATTTTGGGGCGCATTAGGGAGTAGCTGGAGTATCCGAGCTAGGCGCACCCGCCGGAATCTCTGTTAGTGTCTGCTCTTTAATTTCACCGTTTAGTGATCCCTCAAGCGAGTAAGTCGCAAAGTCCCCGTTACTGAATTCGCGCTCGAAATTAGAAATCATATACAATCCAACTTCCGCTTCCTTGGTACGCGTATCAATCTCGTAAATTTTCACGAATTCTTTTTTTCTTTGTTTCTTTTTCATTGCTTTTACAAACGGGTCACCTTCAGTGATGACGCCCTCGAAAGATACATTTTGAGTTACTTTTCCGTAATCACTACCGGTCTTATCTTTCGTGTCCAAATCGATAGAATCCGCCTCGGAGCTTGTTGATCCGCCTGTTTGGTTAAACGGACGGACAAGTTTTTCGCCTGATGTCTCGTCATCAATGACGACCGCGAATAAAATCTCTTCACCGCGATATTCTATTGCCAAATTAACTCCCCCTTTGTTTAGTAAGCCTGGTATGTCGCGTCTACTTCGATATCAAAGAAGACCCGATGATAGTTCGTTTTGTCCGATAAATCCTCGGCCGATATAGGTGTCTCGGCCGTCATGTCCACGCAAAAAAGCCCGAGTTCTTTGCTCGGGTCATTCGCATCTATTAATTTGAAGCGATCGAACAGGAAAATCTTTCGGACTTTCTCCTGAATAGCCGCTCGTTCTGTCGCTGAATTAGCGTAAACTCCGACTTGAAAGTGGTAGATCGTCCGAACTGTCTCGCGTAATTTCGCAAGCATCGCCGTGCTGCTCGGCATTTGCTCGATCGTAATGAACGGTTTCATATCCGGCAATGTGACGCCGTCGTAAATCCAGACGATCTTATAGCCGGTCTTTTCCGCGAGATGTTTTTTAATCGAATATTGTAAATCGAATTGTTTCGTGATGATCACCGCCCTAACTGACGGACAAGACTGTTTATTTTCTCCGTATACGGTAGCTCGTTGTTCCATACGGATTTCCGAATAAACGCTTTGTGCGTTTTGTTCGTATATTCCTGAATCTCCGCATAATCTTCGTCCGAACCGTATTCCCACGTTGTTTGGTCAATTTCTTCCGGACTAGAAGCGATTGAATTTCGAAGCTTACCGGTCTTAACCGGAGCATAACCCGCAGATTCATTCGCCATCTTTCGTGTGTATGCCTCGGTCGTGTTGCCGATATCACGAACAAGGCCTTCGTATTCCAAGGCGCGAACAACTCGGTTAACGCCCTCTATATCGATACGAACCCTCCCGTTCCTCACGTTATCCTCCTCCCAACGAACTCCGCATGATTCCGTTCGCCGATTCCCTTCTTATCTTTCGAAAGGACCTCGTAATCTTTTCCGTCATAGATAACGCGTTTGATATTTTCGTAAATATCCGCAATTAATTCGATAGCGATAGAAAACCAGATGTCTCCGCCCTCAACATCGATGCTATCCAGAAGTTGTCGATCGATCTTGACCTGCGAACTGATTTCGGTAACTACAGACGCGACTTTCCGCTCGTCGTATATCGACTTCTTTTCGTCAGTAATCGAATCAGTAGTGAATCCAGCCTCATAAACTACCGTAATCTCATGCGTCCGCCCGCCGACCATATCTTCACGCGCTTGTTTCATAAACGCAACATCATACGAATCAATCACGCAGCCACCGCCTTTCTAAAGGTATTTCGGATCGATTTCATACGTCAGATACCCGGTGCAATTAATGTGCATCATGTATATTTCGGAATCGGTCGGTTTGTATAGGCCTGGTCCCATTCCGTAACGGTCTTCGAGTTCTAGCTGTGTACATCGGTGGTCCGGGCGGTTTGCCTTTCCGCGATGAACCCGAACCGCCTTAACGACTTGGCTTTGTTGCGCAGAATAGGCCGTAGCGACACGATGCGCCGTATTCCCTTCCGTCACAACTAAACGCCGTATCTTCCACGCATCATTGTCGTAGACTTTTCGCACGTTGGCGCTGATCGTATTAACCGAATCTCCCCGGATAATTCCGGACCGAATTACCTTCGTAAGCTCGGCACGCTGATCGCCGGCAAAGTTCCAAACACGATCGGACAAAACGAGATCATCGGCTCCTAGACGATTAACCATGTACCGTAGTACGTTTTTGTTGATCTTATCGAAAGCAACACCGGAGATCGCCGCGGCACCCACAACGTCCGATAGTGATTTCTTGATCCCGTCGTTAGTAAATGATGCCGTCTCCGAGATGACTTGGCTTAACGCATCCATGCCGGTATCCCGTACGAGTTTTTCTATCGACTCAAGCTCGCGAAGTAGTTTGTTCAAGCGCTGCTTCTTAATAGTTCCATCGCTGCCGCTGTACTCCGAGAGCATGTCGATAATTTCTAATCGAATCCGGCCGATCTCCTTAATCGCAAACTCCTGTTGCTCTGCGTTAAACTTCCGATATTCCATCGATACCTTTTTAAGCTGCCGTTCTAGTTCCGCCTGCTTACTCATCGCCCGTCCGCCCTTGGCGCGAAGCTTTGATTCGTCAGTAATCGGAGTTGCTTACGGAAATCTTTCTTCGCGTCTTTCGCAAGCTGCGAGTAATTCGCAAAGATATTCGTCTTGTCGATCGTTTCCTCACCATCTCCGAAACTAAAAAACCGAGCTGCTTCCGACGCAATCGTTTCATAGGCGATTCCGAGTGCGCAAAACAACACGGCATTTTCATGTTCTTCCGGATTTAGGCCGCTTTCTTTAACAGCTTCGGCAGTCCATGCGGCGATGTCATCCGCTGTGACGCCCGGCACTCGTGATAAACGCGTTCTTAGTCGATCTTCAACCGCCACATGAATCACCTCCGTTATTTTTTCGGTTTAGCCGCTGTTTTCGGCTTTGCTGCCGGTTTATCCACGCGTTGAATGAACGGATCGTATTTATCGAGCGCTGCGATTTCCTTTTCAACGTTCGTTTTATAAACGCCGTATCCGTTAAAGACGATGTATAGACCATCTCTGATAAATTCGTAGTTTGGCAACGTCTTATATTCCGCCATTAAGACATCAATCCTGCCGTTTTGAGTTTCGCAAGCAATGCGTTAAAATCGGCCTTCAAACCGTCGACGTCTGCTGCGGTGCTGTTCGCTTGCGTAGCCGCTTTTGTTGCGGTTAGTTTCCCGTCCAAAGCCGATTTAACATCGTCGCCTAGTTTCGTCATAGTCACCGATTTAGCGCCGAGATTGTTTTCTTGAACGCTTCCGGTTCCGATGTTCCGGTTTTGTACGGAGCCATCGCCGATATTACGGTTAAGGACTGAATTGTCCGCTAGTTTTTCGGTTGTGATAGAACCGTCTGGAATTTCGACAGGACCTCCGGATGCCTCGAGCAAACTTTGGATAATTTCTCCGAGTTTCAGGTCGTTTGCAGCCGGTGAAATAAGGTTCAATCGTTGTACGTCTTCATTACTTAAAGCCATTTACGGCCTCACCCCTTTCAAAATAAAAAGGGCCTTGAAAGGCCCCGTTAATTAGGAAACAGTTTTAGAAATTCCGGAAAGGATTGCTACTGATTCTTTCGCGTTTTTAATTTCGAAACCAAGTTCGCCTCGGATTACGCGTGCGAAGTAGTCAGCGCCCGGTTCTGTAGCATCTTGGTCGTAAATAGAAGTCAGGTAACGTGCTTTGATATTATCGAGATCAAGCAATACTGCGCGATCTTTAGGCATGTTCTGATCGACAACGACCTGAGAAACTGCACCGCCCGGAAGATCACTCATGAAGGACATGATCTGATAGCCGACTTGGCCCTCTCCGCGAGTTGTACGGATAGTATCGCCCGCAAGTTTAGTGATCTGGCGAGAAACGTTCGGCGCACAAAGAACTGTGTTCACACGTCCGCCGCGTTTGAAAGTTTCTTCGATAGCATCGTTCAAGCCTTTTGCTGTGATTTCCTTACCTCCGAAATCTTTTGAAGCAGATCCCTGTTCTTGAGCGAACGCAAATAAGCCACCGGAAGTACGAGGTTGCAGATCAGACCCTTGGTATTTACGGCCGTAAATTAGAGAGTTGTTAATTTCGCGAACCATCTCTTGCAAACGCAAGTTAACCTGGTAGTCAAGCTCGTCAGCAACTCCGTAAGTGTTTACTTGTTGTTGCGTACGAGAAACGGAAGCGTAACGAGTGAAAATCTGAGAGTAGTTGAACGATGCAATACGGTCATTGATTTCGTTCTTTCTAAGCACGGACTCACCTTCTGGACGAGGACGAGAAATAACCTTCAGCTCTCCGTTTGCTTCGATGGCTTCTGGAGTAGTCGCGTCATATCCACGTTGGACCGTAATTTTGTCGGCAGCTTCGTCGACTTTTGTTACGCGCAATACTTCAAGACCGTTTTGCACAAGTGCATTCTCCGTAAATTTGCGAGCGTCGCCTGCGTCCAACTGGATTTCGGTTGCATCGGCCGCTACGGCAGCTTTAGCGATTGCTGTGTCGCTGTTCAAGTAATCGTTTTGCCATTCGAACTTTGTTTGCGTTAGGGCTTCACCTGTTCCGATCAAACCGAAAAGAACCGGTGCCTTTGTAAGAATTAAATCTACGTTCGCCTGCATGTCGCGAACTTGTTGCTGGAAATCATACGATTGTGCAACTGCCATGTGTAAATCCCCCTAATAATTTTTTGTAATTAAAAAAGCCGCCATAGGGCGACTGAATTACCGTTTGTTTTTTAGCTCTCGAAGTTCGTTGTAGAGCTTTGTGACTTTTCCGAGATAACGCGGATTTTTAAGCGCTAATTTTTTCGTTTCGTCCAATTCTTTCTCTTTCGCGACAATCTCCGTTTGGGTGTTGCTCTTGGCCGGGTTGCTTCCGCCAGATGCGTCGGCCCCGATCGGCTGTTTAAACATCCACGGACTGGATTCTTTAAACGCAGCGACCGCTTCTTCGGCTCCTTTTACGTTTCCATCTTCGTCAATTTCGACCGCAGACTTATCTAGTAGTGCTAGGACTTGGTTCGGATCATTTGCGTTTAGAGATCGAGCGATTGCGCGAAGTTCCGTATTGATGATTCGTTGATTGGCTGATTCTTGCGCTTTTTTGGCCGCTTCTGCTGCTTCTTCCGCCTTCTTAGCCGCTTCTTCTTTTTCGGCTCGCAGACGTTCAGCTTCGGACATTTCCGCTTTTTTGCGTTCCTCTTCGGCCTTTTCTAACTCTTCGAGACGTTTCGCTTTTTCTTCGAGTTCGGCTTGCTTCTTTTTCTCGCGCTCAAGACGCTTGTTAAGAATTTCGTCGAGTTCAGCCTGTGTGAACGTCTTTTCCGGTGTCTTCGGTTGCTCTGTCGGTTTTGGTTCCGGCTCCCCAGCCGTAGGTTGAGCGTCTTTATTTTCCGGTTCTGTTTGTTCCGCAAAAAACTGTAGGTTTAAAGGTAAAAATTTCAGCATATCGTACCTCCACGTTTAAAGTCCGAGTAGACTGTAGATTACGAATAACAACAACCGGCAGTTTACCGACAATACCGTAGGTCAAGAGCGTTGTTATTCGTTCGATGTTGGTTCTGGTTCAGCTTTGTAAGGGTCTCCTACCTGTTTTTTCAGGTTTCTTTCTTGTAAAATCTCCATGAATTTAACTTCCGCATTCTCTTTTCCGCTTCGAGTGATCGCTCCTTTAACCGATTCCAACTCGTAGGCAATTTCTTCGCCTAGCTGCTCGACAAGGGCTTTTTGATCCTCCGGTAATGGAAGTCCAAACACGATCTTACTTCCGTAATTGCTATCAACTTTCGCAAGCCATTCCTTCTCATATTTAAAGCGTGGATGTTCTTGGCGGGCTTTCATATAACGCAGAATGTATTCGTTCAACGTCTGTAGCCGCGACTGCCAAACGATCCATGCTCGCTGAGTTTTAGAAATGATCGATGAGTAAAGCATCTTCAATGCGAGGTCATTTATGCCTCCGGTATTAAGATCTGCGGTATTAACCATTGGAACCTCGCTTATCTCGTGAAGGCGCTTCTGTAGACGGTCGAGATACGCCTCGATCGCCTCTTTAAATTTAAAGCCGCTTTCGAGTTTCTTTGCGTCAGGCTCTCCGATTTCTTTATTCGTTTCGCCAAGGTCCCAAATGGCTCCCGGCGCAATTTTAAACGGATTTTTCGGATCGTACTCGACGTTTGTTAGTAGAGTGATCGCGAACATTTCAAACCGCAATGCGTCCGAGTAGTCGGATAGCTTCCGGTCAATCTCGTCGGCCGTTTCGATAAGCTTTTCAAGTTCGCTGAAGCCGCTTGTCTGCCCCGAAAGTTTATCCGTTGGAACGTGGACAACCGGGATAAAATCGAGCCCCATCGATTCTCTTTCGACCCGCTTCTCGACAAGAGTAAGTCCGTCGTCGTATATCGCTTCTTCGATTTCACAATCGTAGTTTCCGGTATCCTCATCGCCTTTCCAGACGAGATAATACGAAAGTTTCCAAAGCTTCGTCTGTTCTTCGTCCAGCCACGCAACGAAATGAACTTCGTCAAGTTGGTCGACATCCCATTCGTTATGAACTGCGATAACCTCAGTCGAGGGATGCCAAAGGATTTTAATTTCGCCGCGCCGGGTATCGTAGTGCAGACGAGCATAAACGCCGGTTCGGCTGATTGCGCGATCCTTTGCTGCTGCGAGTAGCTTCTCGTGCATCCGGTTTTCTTCCCATACCCACGTCAGCAAGCGTTCTTTCGCCTTTGCCCGGCTGTTTTCTTCCTCTTGTAGTGGACTTGGCGTGTATCCCGGCTTAATCATGTCCGCAGGATCGTCGAGAACGTCCGGAGGAACGGTCACTTTCGGTTCCTTTTCGAATTGCCAGGCCGCTGTAGAATCGATAAGCTTCCGCGGATAGTTCATCGTAAGCTGTGTCGGTTCATAATCGATTTCTTTCGGCTTAACGTAGTCAGTCCAAACGTTGAGATCGCCTTCGTAGCGTCGGTAAAGCTTGATTTCGTCAACAATGCGCTGAAATTCTTTCGATCCAAGCGCTTCTTCCATTGGAAGGACGAATTGAAACGGGTTTATAAAATTTCGGTCAATGACTACGATTTAAAACGCCTCCTTTCAGTAACGGTAGTTTCCAATGTTGCCGCCTTTTCTTCTACGCGACTTCACAACGGCCGAAACCACCATCTCTAACGCATCGATAACGTCATCGTGGGCGCCCGTGCCGTACTGCTCGAATTGTTCAAGCAAAAGCGCGTGCTTCCGATCGAATTGGATTGTTCCGTTTTCGATCGAAGGTAATAGCGCCTCGATACGGAGCTCTTTTCGACTGCGGTGTTTTACTTTCTTGACGCGAGTGTCTGCCGGATAGCCTGCGTGTGTAAGCTGTTTTTTCAGCTCATCGACGAAAAATTCTTGCGCCGCCTGAGCTTCTGCCGCAATTATGGTCGGCTGAAACTTGACGACCTTCTCGACGATGACTTTCAAGAATTCGTCCGGCTTTAATCGTTGGCCGAACGTGTCTATAACATAAATAGAGCCGCTAACCTTATCGGCAGCGACGATCGCAATTGCGGAATAGTCTCCGCGTTCTTTTCCCATCGCAAAGTCTACGGCGAGAGAAACGTCATACTTCATATAGTCGATATTTCCATTGTGATACGTGAATTTTTCCGGGTTAAAGATCATCGATTCCTCGTCGATCGGGTTGTTCATGTACTCCGTATTGAACGCTTTGGAGCCGTTATCCCATTTCCAGCGCATCAACTTAAACAACGGCTGAACGTCCGGCCACAAAACTTTGCTTCCTCGTAAGAGTTCGTCCTCGTTTTCCTTGTAAAACCGCTCTGCATCCGCAAGTCGATTCGGATTATCGCGATCGATATAGATCAGACGACACTTTTCCCAAAGATCAAGGCGTTCCGGCTGCTTTATAATCGCACGATAGACTTTTGTCACGAAATCGGACCTCTTATAAAGAACGTGCATCAACAACGAATCCATATGGACGGTCGTTCCCATGTAAACGAAGGCTGTCCGCTTTCCTTTCGGATCTCCTAACGGCATTACAGTCTGCGAAAACCAGTCGCGAAGGTTCGACCGCTGTTCCGGCGTACTTGCGTTTCCGCCCGGCCGCGGATCCTCTAAGTCGTCGCAAATAATGAGATCCGGCCGCGTTCCGTTCCAGTTACGACCACGAAGCGCCTGACCGGTCGAAGCCGCCTGAACGAGCGCTAACTGTTTCCGGCTATCTCCATCCGGATGCCACGCGATAAATGATTCGGAGTTATCGATGATGTTCGCTTGGTCTTGCGGCGACAATAATGGCCCAAAGTCTTCGCGCAGCTTCTTGTTGAACTTAAGCTGATTCCGAATCCATTCCATATTGGCTTTTGAAACCGACGGCGTCTCCGAAATAATGATCGTGTATTTCCGTTTTCGATAAACGATCTCGTGAACCGGAAAGGCTTTCGAAAGATACGTCGACTTGGCGTGCGAACGTGGCGCCGCTGCTGCTATCTTTTCGTTAACTATTTCGGTAGATACTACGTTCATAATGTCGCAGATCTCTACGTGGAAGGCCGGCGCCTCGCTTACATCCGTAACATCGAAGCCGTCCCAATTGCCGTCATTGTCCGGGTTGCGTGCGTCCGAGAAGTATTCGATAGAAAATTCGAGCAAGTTCCCCTCGCAACGATGAATCCGTTTAAGCCGCTCAAGTTCGGTCGCTTTTTCGTAATAGTCGGCGATCTCTGACGCAGGAATGTCATCGCCGTAAGTTTCGTCGAGCGCGTCCAAGTATTCGGTTAATACGTTGATGAGTTCTTCTCGTTCATCCCGCTTCAGCCAACGACCATCAACCCATGCGATAAAGATCGCCTCCTTTCATTTTTCGTATTGACTTTCGTTATCTTTTCCGTTAATATAAGTGTAACAAAATCATTTTTATGTTACGGAGAGTGAACGAAATGGCAAACGAAGTTTTTCCGATTAAATCAAAACGCGATTACAACAAGTTTATTAAAGCACTGAAGCCGGGCCGTGATCGGGACTTAGGGCAGCTAGGAACTGCGTTCGGCCTGCGTATCAGCGACTTGTTAAAGTTTAAAATCGGAGAGCTTCGTGGCCATAAGTCGATCACGATTTGGGAGAAGAAACGGAAGAAAAAACGTGTGATTACGTTTAGCCCTTCCGTTCTTAAGATCGTTTCCCAACTCGAAGGCGATGACGACGATTACGTATTCGCCAGTCGGCAAGGTGGCGGCAAGCCGATCACACGCGTTCAGGCATATCGTATCTTAAACGACGCAGCCAAACGGGCCGGCATTTACGAAAAGATCGGCGGCATCGGCACGCACTCGCTTCGTAAGACGTTTGGTTACCGCCTATATGAAAACGGCGTTGATATAACGCGCATTATGTCGATACTCAACCACTCAAGCGAGCGTGAGACGTTGAGATATATCGGGATTACTGCCGACGAAATATCGGAAGCTTACGAAAGCATCGAGGTTTAAGACTTCGGTGCTTTTTTGTTTACAGAAGCGAAACCCATTTCGTTTGCCTTGTAGGATGATCGTTTCTGTATCCGAGATTATTGACGACTTCGCGTTCCCACTTCTTCTCCTGATCCGTTTTAAGTTCGCTATACGCAAGGATAACCGTCGTTGGCCGCGTTCCTTTAAACTGCCACCCGACTGCCGCTTGGCCTACTGCTAAAGCTCGGAAATGCATTCGATCATTGTCGATATCCTTAAATACGCTTTCGATAATACGCGCCTGATCCGGTGTATCCACTATCATGACTACGAATTCTACTGCGTTCAAGACAGCGTTTAATTGGCTGCGCATCTCATCGAATTGCTTCTCGTAATCGTCGCTGGCGGTAAGTTTAACGGTTAGCTTTTCTCCCATCAGAGTTCGCCCTCATCGTTTTCCGCTTTCCAGGATTCTCTGATCTCTCCCCACACTAAGCGGTGTCTTTCGGTAGAGGTAAGAATTCCTAACGCATCTTTCAGCTTAAGCGTATCGACATCCGGACTTTCGAGAAATTTTTCAAGGACTCGTGCGGCTCCTTCAATGCTTAGGTTCTGCTGCTCCTCCCGCAATTCAGCCAACGCCTTAGTCGCCGCCTTTGCCTCGCGTTGAATCGCCTTCAGGCCGGTTATCGCGTCGGATACATCAACGTCGATCTTGACGCTGATTCTGTCCGCAGCATTGCCCGTTTCGTACATCTGATTCGATCCCATTTCGATTGATTCGCGTTTTGGTTCCGCCATTCACATCGTCTCCTTTTCGTTTAGTTGATTTCGAGTATCAATTCGTATCTGATCGCGTCAATGACTTCTGCAATCTCGTCACGCACCAAATGTCCGGAAGTCTGCAATGCAATCAAACGATCTAAATACGCCAGTAATTCCTCTGTTCTCGTCATCTTCATCGTCTCCTTTTTCGTTATTTAAGACGGTTATTACCGCCATTTACAGGGGCGACAGGGATCGAACCTGCCCACGCGGTTTTGGAGACCGCATCGCCACCGAGGAACATACGCCCCTATTTGCCGCACCGACCGGCTTTGGTATTACGAGAAACGCCCGTATGTCGATTTAGATACAGGCGTTTCTAACTGATCCCTACGCTACCTGGCCGGTTAATGTACGTACGTCAACCGAATGCCTTTACGGCTCTATTGCTAGACGCAAGCACAAAAAGAGCGACCCTTATTCGGATCGCCCTCGTTCTGATTGCGTAAGAAATTCGTCTTAGTCCGGTAATTTGACGTCAGCTAATTCCGCAAGCTTTCGAAAAGCTATGTTGTTAGTCAGCGGTCCCGCTTCGCACTCAAAACCGCACTCCTTAATTTGCTCAACGATTTCTTTTAGTGTTTTAAATTCAGGCAATTTTACCCTCTCCTTTTTTATCCTTTGCAGGTATTTTGATCTAATTTGTCGAAATACATACAAAAGGGGGTGAATATATGAATTTGGTTCCGGTAAGATCTTCGAATTTAAGAGCAGTCGGGTATGATCCGTATTCTCAGGTTTTAAGAATTGTATTTCACAACGGGACTTATGACTATTATGGGGTACCTAAGAGCATATATGACGGATTAATGTCAGCGTCTTCATTAGGGCAATATCACGACAGATTCATCAAAAATCGCTACAGATTTTCAAGAATTTAAATTTAACAGGCGCCGTTTGTTTGGCGCCTTCGTATATGCGGGCGAGGATTTGCACCTCGCATGACAGCATTCGGCCACGTCTCCGATTTCAGATCGGGAAGTATCTGCCTTAAGCATTAAGCGTCTACCTGTTCCGCCACCGCATACGATATTAATTACGTTTTTGATAAACGACTCAAAGCCTCGTAGTTATTCGCGATTGTCTGCTTTATTAAGGCCCTCCGTAGTTGCTCACGATTCATCCCTTTCGTCCTCCCATCGAATTTACACGAAATTAGCGTTTCTAACCGTTACCCTACCGAATACCCTCGGCGGAGGCTAAGACGTCTAATTTCGTGTGATTTGCGCGTGAAAATCGTTATGTTAAGCCGCTATAATAACAAGCCTCGTAATATTCGTCCCAACATCGCTCGCACATATGCCGATCGTTAATATCATCGTAGTCTAATTCGACATCTTTTTCGCAAACATCACATTTCTGAATCATCAGCTACACCTCCGCAATGGTGTCGCCGTCTCTTATACCTAAATCGCGATAACCTCGAATAGTATCGTAAAAATCATCATCGTAGTCGCCGCTTAATTGTGTATTATGCCAAGGGTGAAACATTTCGTGCCATTCTTCTGCGGCTTCCCTCGTACATTTCTCCCACATAACGCGCTCTTTGCAATCGTGGCAAGCCGAAATATAATAGACGCCCATCTTTCGTCCTCCTTTTCGTTATTCCTCACGTAACTTGCGCCTGTATTCCGAAATACCATCGTCATCTCCATATCGCGGCTGTCTATCGTCTGTCCACATCGGTTCGATGCGGCTATAACCGTTTCCTAGATCGATGATTCTCCGATACTCGCGAAGGTCATACGCGCCGGAGGCGATTAGGCGTTGATGGAGCGTCGAATTCGCCCAAGGATTCGAGTTATGTTCGACAGTGTTTAGCGTTATTGACATCGGTTGCACCTCCGCAAAGTCAAAGTGAATTTTTGATGTGCGCGTTTAAGATGCGCCTGGAGCCGCGGATTTTGTTTTTCCCTCCCCGGCCCCCTCCTTCGTTGTGTATCCGGTATTCATTCGTTTGTATATCGAGTGTAACACTATCGGATTCTGTTACACTGGCGTTCATCGCAATCGTTGTCATATCAACGTTCATTCGTTGTTGTATTGCGCTATGTATTTCGTTTTATTTATGCATCGTATAAACCGCGTCATATCAACGTTCTTATGTCCGGCAGGATCAGCGCGATATGTATAAGATAGTGCATAAACGGATGGGCTTTCGTCAAAGTGATCGGAGGGTCGCGCGCCAGGAGGTTTCAGCTGACAGAATACTATCCGCCGTCACCCCTCGTAAACCCTCCGTATCCTATCCGTTTCCTATATACTGCGCCCACTATTCGGCATCCTTACGCAACGCCCTCATACGCTCTATCTGCGCCTTCATCTCGTCTATGTCCGTATCGCTGCCGTTCTTATTCTCTACGACAACATTATCCGTAAGCATACTATGCGCCTGCAATAACGTCCTGAACATCGCAGCGTTTCCGTCGTTAATGATATGATCCGGTATGGAATCCATTACTTCCGGTAAACGATCGAGAGTGTTCCGCATAATCTGGCGCTTTAGTTCGTCATTAAACGAATCATTCTGCCGCCATTCATATAACGTCTGCCTACTTACGCCTACTTCTTCGGCAATCTGATCGTAAGTCATTCCGCCTCTTTTCGGCTGTGCTAAAATCGTTATGGCAGCGATCTGTTTTTCGCTAAGTTTCCGGGCCAATTTTCCGCCCTCCTTTCCGTTAAGTTTACGTAGCTTTACGTCCTTCTACTACGTAAGACAGCATAACGATATACTTTATAACAATCGATCTATATTAACGCAATATTAACGCTATCCTTTCGTATGTTTAAAACCTAGCGTCCACTCCGTCGCTTACGCTCCTCCGTGTCCGCGGATATTATTAAGACCTTTATCGCGATACAATTATTTATACAATATACATGATTGCGTTTCTGCGGGACGGAGTGAAACGTAGTTCCCGCTAGTCTTCGGATTCAGAAGACTAAGAAGTGATTACGGACTCAAAATCGCTGTATCCCTTGCGGCTGTAGGCACGAACCCCATTTTCGGTTGTGCGAATAAAGTCGTGTTTTTGGCCGATTTGTGCGAATAAGATCGTGTTCATTATCAATTACGTTATTCTAATTGAGAATAAGGCGATAATCAACCGACCTCTCACCGTTATATCACTCGTATTATTATTCATATAAACGAATAAATATACGACGTCAACACGAAGAAATAGACGCCAATCATTCGTCAGCGTCTTCGATCTTCACCTCGAATAGCTCCTCGACATTCACTCCGAGAGCTTTCGCGATGGCAAACACGTGCCAATCGAGATGTCTTTCGGCGGAATCAAAGCGTGATATAGTCGGCTGTGGCACACTGGTTCTTCTCGATAGTTCTGATTGCGACCAGTCTTTTTCGTCTAGGAGCGCTTGCAAACGCGGCTTAACCGTTACCTTCATTCGATCACCTCCGCACTAATTATACGCCAGAGAATATTTTTTCGCAAATTCGCTTGACTTTATCTATACGCTGTCGTATAATAAGAGTATAGAAAGGAGGTGAACGTAATTGATTGACGTAGTGATGAAGCTTTCGGCAATCGTCGCAACTTGGCTCGGAATTATCAAGCTCGGTCTTGAACTCCGCAAGATGCGAAAAGAAGCCGAAAGTAAAGAGCGACGGCCTCCGACCAAGAAGCACCGTCGCCGCACATAACACCGAGGGGCGCAAGCCCCTTGTCAATCAATTATAACACGAATGAAACGAATTGATACCACCGAAATTTTGTTAGTTGTCGTCTTGCTCGCTTGGATTGCGGATATGAACTTCGGCCGGCTGTCCGTTCTGGACTACGTCGGCCTCGGCTCAGCGATCGTTTTCATCGCGCTTCTATTCTTTAGATCGGGGAGGAATCGGAAATGACACTTTATATAAAACGTTTGGGGTCGGACACACCGCCATTAAGACCGCAGCAGGCCGATCAACTTCTCGATCTATATCAGCGCCCTGTTGCGACGTTCAAAGACGCCGGCAGGGCGTATCAGATCGGGTTTAATACGGCGCTGACATGTCTCGGCTATTTAATCGCAACCAAACACGGAGGTAATGACGATGAATAAAACGAAGACGTCGATATTGCTTATCGAGTGGCTGACGACATGGCTGCGGAAGCCAAAGACGCCCAAGAAACGGTTGAGCGCGAGTACATTGTCGAAGGAAAAGATTACGCTGTTTCAGCGGATGACGGCGGCTTTAGTTTCGATCCGGCAGCCACAGACGCAAAGCCAGGCGATCGGATCAGCGTTACTTTTACGAAGGATCAATACGAAAATGGCAGCGGATTTAAGGCGATTAAGGTTATCGAATAACACACGAAATCAGGCGTTAAGCGGCCGCCGATACCTAATATACCCGCAGCAGCTTCCGGCGGCTCCTACGCTTTAATTTCGTGGGAAAATCGTTGTCTACGGCGTTGAATCCGTCGTGCTAATGTCGTATTCTAATAGTCGGAGGTCGAGGACGAATGGATTATGAAACAAAAGGCTACGATACGACGATTGTATACGATTATAAGGAGTATCCGGACGTTCATTACGGACGCTGCGATAACTGCGATTACACGTTGTTTAAAAGTTCGGTGAAGGACGGGATATTTCTTCGCGAGTGCCGTAGATGCGGAATGAAAAAGAGCATATAAAACGAGAAAGGCCCGGCTCGATTTGAGCGGGCTATTTTTCTTCTGCGTTTACAACAGAAATTCCTATTTTCTTGTTTGTTGGATCGTAAATACCTGAAAACTCTTTTTCTTTATCGTTATTTATGTAGCCGGATACTTCTACACCGCCCGTTGGATCGATGTTATAGTCTTTAGAAAAATGAACTTCCGACACATTTTTATAGTCTTTTTTCAAATAACTTCTCATTTCCTCTTTTGCTTCTTCTACTAATTTTTGTTCGGCTTTATGATTATCGTATTGATGCTTCACGAAAAAACCCCCAACTGCTATAATCATAACCAATAGGATAATAATGTATTTTCTCAAACAGATCATCCTTTCTTTCTTTATTTTACATTATATGAAAGGTGAAGTATACGTTGACAAAACAAAAAAATGTAAGAAAACCAAATGTTTCTGATGAAGAGTATTTTAATTTGAGCAGGGCTTCATACCACTATAAGACCCTGAAATTACACATAAAATATAAAAAACCATATAAAATCAATAAAACCTCTTATTGGTACATCGAACAAGTTAAACAGGATACAGATACCGGTTTAGATGCATTCGTTTTCTCTCAAGCCGAAAATAAGAATGGCAAATGGGTTAAATCAAACAACCCGAAAAACGTCGTCGTAGCCTTCGCAGGCACTGATCTCTCAAAAGATCTCGAAGCAGACGGCGCGAAAGCGGACGCTGAAAATGTCGCCATCGGATTGGACCCTAAAAAAGAGACAGAATACATTGTCGAAAAAGGTGCGAAAGATACGTCAAAAACGCTTGGGGTATATACTCGATCAATGGAGCAACTCCAGATGATGGAGTCTGGAAACTATAAAGTGATTACAAAGACGACGCAAATCGACCAAGCCGATCAATTGGTTAGAGAAGTCAAACAAAAGTATCAAGGGACATCGACGATTGTTTCAACGACTGGACACTCGCTTGGAGGCGCGGAGGCAGAATACAGCGCAGTCAGCAATAATGTCTATGCAGTAGCATTCAACAGTCCGTCTATCGTTAAGCTTCATACAGAAGAAAAACAGAAGCAAATCAATAACGGGGAATATAACACTTATGTAAAATCGATCATCAATCCGGACGACATGGTTGGTTCCGGCTGGTGGGACGAATTTGATCGCCACAACGGGACAACCATCTACACAAAAGACCCTTCCATCGCAACGTCTAATCGCGAGAAAAGGCTTGACGGCAATAAGCTCCAACAGGTCGGAAGAAACCTCATGTATTTCGCGAATACGCTGATCTTCCAAAACCCGGATACTCATGGCCTCAATAAAGGAAACTTTGTATTCGACGAAGACGGCAACGTTCAAAATGTTGAAGGCGATGAACTCGTCTACGATAAAAATTTAAAAGCAATGCTTCCGGCTGAAGTCGTTTCCGGGAGCGGCGCGATTAAAGTCACCCCCGAAGTCGCTAAGCAGCTTGCGGAAAAAGTAAATGCGATTATAAACGACCTGCGTACGATGAAAAGAGAAGCGGAAAACGCCTACCAGGAACATGACGCTGCGATAAGCGATCTGAAATACGATACCTATCGCCAGGTCGGTCACGGCTTATACGATCAGCTTACGCTCGGTGATGTAAACAATACGCTGAATGATTTGGCGCAGTCGTTTGATAAAAAAGGGAATCCGCTGTTTTACGATGTCGATGCCGAAGCGGCATATATCGCTTCATTACAAGACACGATTTCAGATTTAGAAGAAATCAGCGGCTATCTGGCGCAAATCGCAAAGGATTTCAAATCAAAAGACAAGATGCTCGCAAACTGGTTAAAGTTATAAAATTAAAGGCGCCAATAGGCGCCCTCTTTCGTTTTATGCTCCGCGCGGAAACCCGTATTTAGGCTTCGGCAACTCTTTCGCTCCTACCGTAAATCCCATCCGTATCACCTCCGACATGGTAAATTATACTTTCTTAACGTTAAACATCGCAAGCAGCGTCTTATCCGGCGCCTTGGATTGTCGATAAAACACGTTAGGATTGAACGTATATCGCTCCGGTTCGCTGCCGACCTTTATTCGCGCGACAACGAATTCCCCGTCGAATTTCATCTGTTTCAACCGTCGGCCAAGCGTATCCGGCGTTACTCCGATCGCCGCCGCTAGCTCCTTCTTATTGAACCATCGGATATACTTCGGATTCTTTTCGAAAGGATTGGCGCATAGAGCGTTTGTTTCGTAGTGGACGAACGGCAACATCCGGTAGATCAGTCCGATGTCTGTCGCTTTCACTTCGCTGTATACCTTCTTAATCTTCGCGGTATACAATTTGACAACGTACTGGCTACCGAAGTTACCTTTGAAGTGGTAGCGCTCGTTCACCGCGTATATGCCGTTTTCTTCCCGGATAATATCGTGCGCAGTACAGGCACTGAGGAAGTCGTAGAACGTTCGCGGCTTTTTCGCAAGTTGTAGAACGGCCATCATATCCGCTGTGGTCATCGGAGTTTTATCGCGGCTGGATCTAACGAGAACACCGTTATAGTCAACGTAGCATTGCAGCAGCATCAGATAACCGCATTGTGCCGTTGTGAGAGCGTCATAGACTTCGTGAATATTAGACATATTGGCGTTGGAAAAGTCGCGCCTGTCCGTCGTCTGTTTTTGTTGCTCCCGGAAGGCTTCGTCCTGATTCCGGTGTCTAAGCGTATAGTCTGTCGATAGATCTTCTCCTGTTTCTGCGTTTACTACCCGTAATCTCTTCAAAATATCGTCTCCTTTTTCGCAAAATAAAAGAGCGCGGATGTGGCGCCCTCATAACGTATAGACAGCTAAACGGGTAAAAGTATCGGGGTTGGTGAGAAATTTTTTGGATATTGAACTTTCAGGGTGAAACTTTATTCATATTTAGATAAATCGTCTTCAACTTGTATCTGGTCGAGACGCTTATTAATTATTTCTATATACTCTTTTTCGGTCTCGAATCCAATCCACTTGCGATTATTTAATTCACAAGCTACTGCTGTTGTTCCGCTGCCTAAACAGTTATCAAGTACCGTATCACCTTCGTTGGTGTAAGTCTTGATAAGGTATTCAAATAATTCAACTGGTTTCTGTGTCGGATGCAAACCTGTATCATTTTTAAACTCCAAAAGGCTGTTCGGATAACCTGTTTTTGTTTGTCTGTATGAGTCTTTCAATCCTGGTCTATCACCGCCATAATTAGCTCTCATTGTTTTGTTGTTTTTTACTGTTTTATCTATTTCCAATAGACCTTGTGGAAAGTACCTCATTTTGTTTTTGGAATTTGTAGGAATTCCGCCTTTACTGAAAACTAAAACATTTTCGTGCTTCTTCATCGGTTTGTTTTTTGCGTCAAACGCCCCCCCAACTATACTTTTAATCCATATCCACTCATATTTAAAAAGTTCTATTTTGCTATTAACCAACTGACTTGTAAAAGGTTGAGAAGCTGTTAAGACTATTGCTCCGTTGTCTTTTATGATGCGTTCGTATTGCTCCCAAAGCGGTTCAAAGGGGATTATAGTATCCCACTTACAAGCGGTCGTTCCATATGGTAAATCACACAAAATCATATCCACGCTCCCGGCGGGAATTAATTTCATACCCTCTAGACAATCCATTTGATATGCTCTATTTAACTCTAAACTTCCCAATAACTCTTTCCCCACTTAATCACTCCTGTAATTGTTTAATTTACTTTTTAAGACTACTTTCACGATTTTCATAATGGTATTTATAACATTCCATCATATCTTCAAACACCGTATATTCATCCGTGCATTCTGAACAAATACATAGGTCAAAACTACTATCATTATAATCTCCTATACTAACTCTCCTTCACCCTCATAGTTCAAGAAACTACTTATCTATTAATAGGTGCATACCCAATTTTTTCGCCTGTTGTGATATTGACAGTAAATTGTCCCGGTGTTTTCCCTTTCACGAAATCCAAATATTTTTTCCGTCTCTCTTTATTACGAGCTTTAGCGCATCGATCCATCTGAATCCCTTCGTAAGTTGAAAGGCGTCTCCGAGCCGGTTTCCCTTGATTTTTGCCAAACTCATCGTACTCTTCAGCCATCTTCTCGGAAGTTTCTCCAGATCTGCGCGTTTTCTCCATACGCTCACTCATGATCGGATACTCATCGTTCTTCATTTTGTTTTTATTTGTGTCCGATAGTTCCTCGTATATAATAAGATTCGCCATACGTTCAAGCGCGATGGAGTCCGGATGCTCTCCGACGGCATCAAAGTAAGCGTCGGCCAACGCAGTAATTTCCTCGATACGTTCAATGCGATCCAATTCTCCGGCTTTTGTTCGTTGCTGTAATTCCGTAATCATTTCGTGCAGTAGCGTTTTATCCATCAATTTCGTCCTCCCATCGAGTACCCTTCGTTATGTCCCGCCCAATAGTAGTAAATATCCGCGATCTTATCTGCTGCAAAATCGATATAACGTCCGACAGCAGCCTGCGTTATCCCCATCCTCTTCCCCGCCTCCACTTGCGTCAGGTCTTCGAAATATACGAGCCGGATGGCCTCACGCTGCCTGTCGGTCAGATTCGCAAGCTCAATCGCGTTGTGCAGATCGAGCAGAACTTCGGCAGCTTCGTATTCTCCGAGTCGTTTGCGGCTGACGAACTTCGGATAATCGGAGAGCAGCGTTTTGACACCCTCCGCATTGTCCAACGCATATGTCGTTTCAAATTCGCGATCCTTTCGGTGTAGATCGATTTTGACTGTTCCGATAACAACCGCCTCCTTTTTTCGTTAATAACTTCGTTAACTTTCCGCGCAACTCTGTTGACTATCGGTAACTAATCCGGCTATACTGAACGTAAATACTTTCGTAAGGAGATTCGATATGGCAATCGAATGGATTTCAAGCGAGATACCTCGCGATCTTAAAGCGTTTATTACAGTTGATAATTACGGAAGGTTCTGTATGTCGATGGGTGCGCGCCGCGCTTTAAAGCTTCCGGAAAAAACGGGGTTCCAACTATTCCTTGCATATGATAAAGACGAGCGAAGGATAATCGTAGGAAAGCCCGGGCATGTTTCGATAAAAGGCGATGTGAGGCCATTTAAATTTGATCCGCGTGGTTACTCATCCGCACGTCCATATATCCGCAAACAGAATTTATACGGCCCAGATCTTCCACAGCGATTCTACCTAATCGGCGATGGTGAAGCGTCCAAGCAACCGTACCTGGCCTATCCGAAAGGCACGTATGCGTTTCAATTAGACGAGTAGTTTCGCCATAATCGCGTCCAGCTTCTCGTACAACTCTTCCGGCTTGCCTGCGTTCTCGATTTCGTAATCAACTTCGAAACTGTTAACGGCAAGCTCAGTCGGATGCCCCAAGTCGGCAAGATCGAATTGATCGCCGGCTTTTTTTGCGCGTTCAATACGGAGATCAACCGGTGCTGTTATGCGGATAAATACGAAACCTTCGTCCTTCAGACGCTGATATTCGTTAGGCTGCCGGCAGTCATCGATGATCACGCGATTCTTTAGCGCCGTATTGCCGCAGTCGCAAGGATGGCGGTCGAGATAGGCGGCCACTTTCGGCATGAGAGCGTCGATCCATACGTCCTCTCCGAAAGCTTCTCGCGCCCACTGACCGAACTTTTGATAATGCGCGCGTGGTTTCGGCGTTCGCGGAACGTTAGGGAATGCGCGGTGAAATGCGTCCTTTAGTTCGTCGCCGAATGCGAACGGCTGGAAATCGTAGTGAAGCGAAATGTACGATGCGGCCAGCGACTTGCCTGCGCGAAGTGGCGCGGTGAGGGCGATTTTCATCGGCACTCCCTCATTGCGTTAAGAAGCGCGGCAACCTCTTCGGCAGTGAACAGGCGCATATCTGAATCGGATTCGAGGTGCGCCACCTTTCCGTCCGTTTCCTTTGCGGCATATTTCAGCGCCTCCAATTCTTCGCCGTGCCTCCGGTTGTCCTTGTGCAGCGTGTCGATTTCGTCTTGTAGACGTCTAGTTTCTTCGTATAGAAAATCGGATGTATCCTCGTTTGTAGCATAATCGTGTACGATTCTATCCTCTAGCTTAGCGATATCATGACGAATGTCCGAAACGGCATTCCGCAATTCTGCGATCCTTCCCGGCCCTATTTCGTACCAGCCGAGCTCTTCCTTGATTCGTTTATTCTCGCGTTCCAACTCCGCAACACGCGTCGCCAGGTTAGCGATAACGTCGATCGGGTCGGATGGTTGCGGTTCTTCTTCGGAAGATTCGACCGGGACGAGGACGCGGTATTCTTCGTACTCTGCGTCTAAAAAATTCTCACCTAGAACGCCATTAACCAAAAAGAAGGACCCGTTGTCATGAAAGTCGTCAACTTCTTTTACGGAGTCGACAAATCCTTTCGGAAAATCATCGCTCTCAGTTACGATAACCTTCTCGCCTATTTCCGGCTTACGATCGACCATTTCGTAGCGCTCCGGACCGTCAGGGCCGTCAATGTGGGCGATATTGGTCGGTTCGAGAACGCGGTATTCTCCGAGGTAGATAAGTCCGCCACAGTTCATACCGGATGTGGCTTCGCCGCATTCCACGAAACCCGATCCAGGAGGAGCTTCGCGGTCTACCGTAAAAATATCTCCGTTCTCGTAAATATCGCCCGGATACCTTTTGTCTACGATCACAATCTTATCGCCGACCTCCGCCTTCCTATCGACCTCTACATATTCCCGTTTGATTCCGCCAAGTGATTCGTCAGCCAATACGTGGATTTTTTCGTTAGTTTTAGTCATTTTACCGAGCTCCCTTCGTATTAATCGTTCAAATTCCGGCTTAACCCGATCCATCGCGCTTTTAAGGAAGTCCAAACGAACCGCCTCCTCGTTATTTAATAACCCGCAATTCTACCGACTGCCGGCCGAACTGTACTGCGTCTGCTTCATTCGCGACCAACAGATCGAGCCGTGCGCCTTTAATCATGCCGCCTGTGTCGATCGCCTTCGCCCGGAAATTCGAACCGTCAGCGAGTCGGACTTCAACCGTAGAGCCAAGCGCAATCACAGACGGATCGACCGCTATGACGCGTGCTCCCTCGTAGTAGATCGAATGGCTGACGTCGACTCCCGTTTTGGTGATGCCGGTGCAGCCTTCCGAACAGAATGCGGTATAAGCCGAGGCCTCGAACGTTTTCCATCCCGATTCAACTTTTGTACTCTTTACGGACATCTGCTTCGACTTCTTCAGCGCCCTAATTTCGTCCTCAAGCGCCTGTATCTGCGCGTCCTTTTTCGTTATCTCTTTCGTTAATTCTTCGTTACGCGATTCTGCCGATTGAAGTGCGGCCTGATCTGGCGTTATCCTTGGCGGTTCTGGCGGCTGATCTGCCGGACAATGGCCGGAGAATAGCTGCGCTGTTAGCGTAAAATTCGTTAGGATACCGATGCTTACACCTCCTCGAAGAATTGCGCGGTCCACGGCTCTACATTAACAACTTCCCGGCGCAGGGCTTCCGCTAGATCAGCGATCTCCTTTTGCGCACCTTTGCCCGGCTTACGTTTCGAATAGAATTCGAGTAACGACCGTAGATTCGTAGTCATTACGAGATTCGTTGCGGCTGCTTGCGGGAGGACGGCGCGAGCATCTTCTGGTGGAACTCCTGCTTCCCGGAGCTTGTCGTATGTTTGTTGAGCGATCGCCATAGCTTCCGCAAATATTTCCGGTGAAGGGCGACCTTCCATCGGTGCTCCGTATACAAAATCGTACATGTCTGCAGTTTTATCTTCGGTTACTGTCGTAGGGACCACGTAATCGAACCCACCGATCTTATCATCGCTTCCCATCCGTACATAGCGCTGTGACTGGACGCTGAAGCTAAAACCGACGCGATGCCGTGTAAGTTGCGCCAATAACGCCCGGCTGACGCCTTCAATCGCAAAGGTGAACGAAAGGTGTTCGAGTGTCGACGTGTGGCCGGAACGTACGATCATTCGGAATAGGCGGTCGGCATCCGTGCCTGCGCCACCATCTGACGCTTTGGAGCCGAAATACTTGGCGCCTTCCTTTGCGACGATTTCAGACGGCTTGTTGGCGCTGTAGCACGTTCTGATTGCGGTTAGGGCGACCGCTTGGCCGTCGGTTTGGTGCAGATCGTCCAAGGTGTTCGTATAATATTCGCCAGATTCATCGTATTTTCTGTAATCGAGGGTCTGTTTGAATTCGTCGCTTAATTGCGTATGTGCGATTAGCTGTACGTTCATTTTGGTTTCCGCCATTTATTCGTCCTCCTTCGCTAGACTTTCGAAAACTCTTCGGTATTGGTCGTTAATAGATTGCGTAACTATTTCTCTCGCTTTCTCTTTCGTTGTGATCCGAAAAGTGCAATCGTCTTCTCCGTACATTTCGGAAGTGACAACATAATCGCGAAACAGTTCGTTCATATATTCGAGATCGCCCGCGCCGTAAAACTTTCCGTTAATGAAACATGCGTATGTTTGTGGCATTATATCAGCTCCTTCCCCATCGGTTCTCCGAAATATTCCGGATGTGGACTACCGACCCCGCTACTCCCGAATCCGCCCGCACCCCGATTGCTATCGCCCAACTCGGCCACTTCCGTAAATGCCGCCTGCTCGACCGGTTTAATTACGGCCTGGGCGATGCGATCTCCTTTGCGGATGATGTACGTTCCCGCACCGACAATTTCGTAAGGTATGTCGACCAATGTTCCGCTCACACTTTCCGCATACCCTCGGCAAACATTTATGAGTGTGCCGGCCTCGTTAGTATCGTAAATCCATTGCGCAATATTATCGACAATCACTCCGACCTCGCCCCGATAGCCCGCGTCAACTGTACCGAGCTGAACGCGAAGCTTCGTCTTCAGCGTAATGCCGGAGCGTGGCCGGATCTGCATTTCGTAGCCTTCCGGAATCTCGAACGCTAGCCCCGTTTTGACTAGCGCGGTTTCTCCCGGCTCGATGATGACGTCTTCTGCCGCAACCAGGTCGAAGCAGGCGTCTGAGGCGTGAGCATATTGCGGAATTTGTGCATCGGGTGACAGGCGTTTAATGTTTACGTTCATACGAAAACCTCCTTGTTAATAACTGCGTATCTACTTTCGTTATTGGACGCTTACTCGAAGTAGAAATCGTCATCCTGGAGCGCTTCGACCGTCGCTTTTTTGTAAGAATTTCCCTTTTGACTGAAGAAGTCGTGGGACTTTGTTTTTGTACTTAATCCGTTCATTACAATCGGGTTCGGTGTTTCATCGACAAAGTACGAATCGAATCCGAGGTTCATCAACGCCTTGTTTCCGTTGTATCGCACGAACTTTTTGACGTCGTGAGTCAGTCCGACCTGATCGTAAAGGTCTTCTGTGTAGGCGATCTCGTTTTCGTAGAGTTCCGCAAGCAATTCGATAGCAAAGTCGCGCAGTTCGATCTGGACGTCTGGTGACTGACGGTTGTAAATTTCTTGCGCGAGTAAGCCGACGTATACGCCGTGGATCGCCTCGTCTCGAATAATTAACGAGATAATCTCGCCTGAGTTCGTCAATTTTCCCAGACCGGCAAAATATAACGGATAGTAAAAGCCACTATAGAAAAGGAAGCTTTCGAGATAAACCGAAGCGACCATCGCCTTGTATAACGAAATGTCATCGCCCGGCTTAATGGCGTTATATAGGCCGCCAATGATTTCGGCCTTCCGCTGTAGGTATCGATTCGTCTTCACCCATTCGAACAGTCCCGTTATCTTCTCCGTTGGTGCGAGCGTCATGAAGATGTTCGAATAGGATTTCGCATGGACTGCGTTTTCCATCATCGCCATAAAATTTAGGACGGCTTTCCGTTGGTGGCCGGATACCTGGGCGGCAATTAGCGGCATACCTTCATTCCCTTGCTCCGTGTCGAGCAGCGCCAGCCCCGCGAGCACTTTCATATACGTATCCTGTTCGTTGGCTCCGAGATACTTCCACGTGAGAAGGTCGCCGTTTAGCGAAATCTCTTCCGGCAACCAAAACTGCTTAACGTTCTGTTCGTAAAACATCTGCGTGAATCCGTCGTCGTGTTGCGACCAGTTGGCCGCTGTATATTGCGTCAATTATTCGTCCTCCTTTTCGTTTAAACTACGCATGATAAACAACCCTCCGCAGTCGTATCTTTAGTCCGCGCATAATACAGCGTCTTGATCCCTTTGTGATGCGCGTATAGGTCAATTCGGTTCAGATCGCGTGTCGTCATCGTATCCTTCAGGAACAACGTAAATGAGATTCCTTGATCGATGTGTTGCTGGATCGTTGCGATCATATCGACGACTTTGAACATATCCATGTCGTACGCTTCCTTATAGAAGAACCAATTCTTCGCGCTAAGCCCCGGCATCGGATAATACGTCTTGGAATTTCCGTACGTACGCTCCTCAATGCGCTCCATAATCGGCATGACCGACGCAGTAGCCGACTGCACATACGAAATAGATCCCGTTGGTGCAATCGCGAGTCTGTACGAATGGTAGAGTCCGTGTTTGATGACATCACACATAAGATTAAACCAATCGACGACTGTTGGTATGTGTACGCCTTCGAATAGTGCCGCCACTTTATCCGTTTTCGGAGCGCAGTCGACGAACCGATCCGATTCTTCGATGACGTATTTAACGAAATACTCACCGCTCGCATACGTTGAACCTTCGAATCCCTCGAACGTGCTACCGGTTTCCTTCGCAAGCTCCATCGAACGCACAAGCGACCAATAATTAACGAGCGCAAAGAATACGTTAGCGAAATCACGCGCCTCTTCCGACTCATAAGCGATCCCATTCTGCGCAAGATATCCGTGTAGATTCATCGCGCCAAGTCCGATCGAACGCATCTGACGGTTAGCCTTAGCGACTGCCGGCGCGTTCTTGATATTCGTTGATTCTGATACGACCGTAAGCGAATCGACTGCGAGCTTAACCGTTTGCTCGATCGACTTGTTCGCCATGACGTTCGCAATGTTCAGCGATCCGAGATTACACGAAATGTCGAGGCCGATTGCGTCCTCTTCGCCGTAGTCGGTGTATTCCGATACTTGCGACGCCTGACAAATTTCTGAACAGAGGTTGGAAAATTTAACCTTCGAAATGTGATTAAGCGCATGTTCTTGGTTCACATTATCTTGAAACATTAGATACGGATAGCCTGATTCGGAACGCAGCACGGCCATCTTTTCGAGTAACTGACGTGGGTTAATGCGTTCCTTGCGCACCGCCGGATTATCTACGAGTTCATCGTACATTGCGCCAATATCCATGTCGTCAAGATGCGTGCCATATGCCTTATAAACCGTGTGTGGGTAGAAAACGTAAGCTGGACGATCTTCTCGCGCTAGTTCGATGAATTTATCCGGAATGACTACGCCGATCGATAATGTTTTGACCCGGACGTCTTCATCTGCCGAGATTTTCTTTGTATCTAGGAAATCGTTAATGTCCGCGTGGAATACGTTTAGATACGCAGCTCCCGCCCCAGAACGCGCGCCTTGCTGATCTGCATAGCGGAAGGCATTATCGAGGAGTTTCATGACTCCGACGACGCCCTTCGTTACGTTCTCGATTCCTTTGATCGATTCACCTTTCGCGCGCAACTTCGATAAATTCAAACTTACGCCTCCGCCAAGCTTCGATAGTTGCATTGCTGTTCCGATCGCCATTTGAATATCGTTCAGAGAGTCGCCCACTTCGAGAAGGAAACACGATACGAGTTCGCCGCGTCGCTTCCGCCCGGCATTCAAGAACGTCGGTGTGGCCGGTTGATATTCCTGCCGGATCATCATTTCCGCAAACTCGATCGCCTTGGCTGCGTCTCCTTTCGCGAAGAACAACGCACAGATGGCGATGCGGTCTTCGTACCGTTCGAGGATCTTCTTCTTATCGTTCGTCTTCAGCGCGTAATCGTTATAAAACTTGAACGCACTCATGAACGAAGGGAAACGGAACTTTTTCGCGTAAGCCGCCTTGTAGACCGCTTTGATTTCGTCGAACGTATACGGCTCGAAGACTTCGCGTTCGTAATAGTCGTTCTCGATCAGATAGTCGAGCTTTTCGCGCAGATCGTGGAAAAAGACCGTATTCTGATTCACGTAATCTATGAAATAACTGCGGACGGCTTCGGCATCCTTTTCGAATTGAAAGCCGCCGTTCTTCCGTATCATAATTTCGTTATTAAGTTCGATATACTTCGCGTGTTTATTCGTCAATAGCGCTCACCCTTTCCGTAAATATCCGTATATCTTCCGCCGTGCCCGCCAGCTCGAACTTGTGAACGATCGGCACTCCGTACTCTTCCGCGATCAGATCGGCCGCTTTAGCGAAATTACGCCCCCAGTTGCGATTGCCTGACGCAGCCACGCCCGCCATTAAATCGCCATTGTCCGCGAGAAAATCCCAAACGGTGCCGGCGACCTGGCCGAATCCGTAAGTTCCCGTTACCAATACGAACGGCTCCGTCAAAAGCATATCCGCCTTGATTTCGGCCGCAGGCAGGCCGGTCTTGGCTACGAATCGGCGGACGTTTCCGGCCAGCGAATAGTAGGCGATTAGCATAAAGACGCCACCAATACTCCGATAGGAATCGCGTACATAATCAGGACGGCTATCTTCGCGAGTTTAGATCTCGTTGTTTTCGCTTCGACCGTCACCGTAATCCACGCAAAGAAAAGCAGGCACGCTATCGCAACGTATGTCATTCGATCGACTCCTTCCGTTTTAATTCCGCCTCAATCTCGTCTTTTCGCGCCAGAATCCGGTCACGCTCGTTTTTCAATTCGCTCAGCTTCGTGTCGTGCCGGCTGATTGCGTAATCAACATCGATAAGTTGTTCGTCAAGCCATCGCAAAGACTGCCGTAACTGTGCGGCCGGGACGCCGTAGCATTTGTAGGTCATTGCGCTTCCTCCTCTGCGTCCTTTTGAACGCGTTTATGTTCTCGATAGACATCGCGTAGTCGGACGGCACTCCCGACGATTATCCACGTTAATGCGAAAACTACTACGATGCTTACTCCGACTTGAATAATTACGCCTATAACCGGAATCGCAAGCAGTACCTTAACGACAAAATAACCGGTAAAGCCGCCTGCGAAACTTAGCCCGAATAGCGCAACGATCGTTAGGGCTTCGATAAGTCGCTGCTTAAACATCTGATCACTTACCTCCGATCGTGTCGAGGATTTCCTTAATCGCGTAGTATTCCGGGTTGATTATCTGATTTATTTCGATAGGTATGACGAAGAAGCTTACAATAACAGTTATTCCTAAGACTACTCCGAAAAATATTGCAACTAGCGTATATGGGCTTGTGTCGAAAGAATCTAGCACTTTATTGTGCTCTATTCCTTTTTTCAATAGCTTAGTAAAAACGATCCCAAGGAAAATAATCGCTGCAATCATACCGAAAATCCCGATAACTCCGCTTACCATCTGCTGCTTAACAAGCACCCCGTATACATGCTCAGCCGCGACTCCGAGCTTTGCCGCCAGCTTGTCGATATACTCCATCGCTTTATCCATTCGAATCACTCCTTCGGTTTATCTATTACGCCAACATGAATCAGCCACGCAAGTCCGATCGCAGCCGAATCACTCTCGTCGAAATTAGCAAACTCGCCGGTATATTCCGGTCATGCGCCGAACCGCCGCCTCAACTTCGTCCTTTTCTGCGTTGCCTGATCCGGCAACCAACGACTTAACACGCGTTGCTGATATTCCTAGTTGCGGTTTCTTTGCAGTCGGAGTCTTCCAATACTTATCGAACGATAACCCGAATCGTGACGCTGCTCTCTCACACGCATTCCACGCCGCCAGAACCGGATAGTTCGAGGTCGACGTTTTGCCCGCGAAGTCCTCCCGCACCACATAGTCGAATCCGTCACGCGGACAGTTTTTATCGAGAAACATCATCGCCCACCCTTCGATAACTTCGGCTCGATGCGCATGGGACCGGCTAGGGTTTGGCTTGACGTGCGACAGCGCTTTTATCGTAGGCTTTCGATTACGTACCTCGATGATTGCGACGCCAGGGCAGGTCATAGACGTGTCGAACGCGAGGATCCGGATAGGCTTGGCGCTACTCATGCGCACCACCGACTGAACTCGATATCCTTCGTCTTTAGCGCCTCCGCCGCCAGTTTTTCCGGGTTATCTGCGCCAGTTGCGATTGCCTGTAGCACATCGGCATGGAGAGCGTCCTCCATATTGTGCGCAACCTCATCATCTCCCCCTTCGGCCCATGCACGAATAATTTCAACTGCACCCTTTACGTCATCAACCGTCACTCATTCCGCCTCCCTTTCGCGAACTCTTTCGATAAATTCGAGCGCCTCAACGTACTGCCGTTTCGTAGATTCGTAGACGTTCGATCTCAATACTCGCGACACTTTTGCGCGAAGCTCCGCCAGTTCTTCGTCCGTCAACGACTTCGCAATAGCCGTCTTGTATCCGTTAAACGTCCAGCCGTTCATATCCAACGGTAACGGCTTTCCTTCCTCAACAGATTTGCGGATCTCTACGAATCTATCGAATAGCTGCTCGACGTCTTCCTCCGTAATTTCGATGCCGAACGCCCGCATATCCGGCGACTTTTCGAATTCCCCTTCCGGATATACCCATGATTTCTTAGACGCGTTTACGTAGAGGATGACGTATAGGTCGACGCCGTACATCGGACCGTAAGCGACGCATTGCTTGACGTGCTTTTCTTCCGGCTGTCGCATCGAATGGAGTGACGTTTTGGCTGCCGTTGTTTGCTTCGACTTAATTTCGAGGCCGACGCGCAGCACTTCGCCGTCTTCCGTTACATAGCGCATGATGCCGTCACATGTTCCGTAAAGGTTGAACGAGTATCCACGATGTGTGACCGGATGATTCTTTTTCGCGAAATCCTCGAACATTGGCGTTCCGTCTTCGTTCTTTTCGAAGCTGAACGGACATGTCCGCCCGGTCTTCTTCTCGAAATGTTTTTCCATAAAGAGAATATCGCGCTGGATCACATCGCCAATCGCCGTACCGATGCGAGTCCATCGCCCTTGATACGGAGGCTTTTTCGTTTCGTCTCTCGGAGATCCGATCGCCTTGTGATAAAGCTCGCGAGGGCAAGCGTTAGCAGATGACGGCGAGAAATACGGCTTCTTCGAAAAGACTTTCGGAGCATTGGCGTACCATTTATGAATCTGCGCGTCCAGGGCGTTATCCCACGTCTCCGGCAGCGAGTGCCATTCGTTCAGATATTCGACCAATTTGTCCGCAATCTGCTGCGCGTATGTGGTCGGTTCTTTTATATGTGCCCGCAGTGAATTTGCGGCCGATCTTCCGTTTGTGTTCGTCAATTAATCACGTCCTTTCATTGCGCGATCAATAATTCCGCCTAATTTAAAGAACATTTCGTGGTCTTCCGGGAAAGCGCGCAGCAATCGCATTAGGTCTGTATTATCTAACGCCACCAGATGAACCGTTCTAACGACTGCGTTTTTAGGTTTGAATTTTAACGGACGATCTACGGAATCTTGGACGATGTTTAGGAATCCGTTATATTCTTTAGAGACACGCGGAAGATATCGCTTGAATACTTCGATCGTTGCCTCTACGTCGTTTAGCGCCCGGTGGTGGCCGTTCAATTCGATATTGTTGCGCTTAACTACGTCCTTCAAGCTCGCTGATAACTCCGGCTCAACAAAGCGAACCATTGCGCGAGTGCAGTGAAAAAGTTCCGGTTCGATACCCCCTCGACTAATAAACGAAAGATCGAACGGAGCATTTTGCGCTACTACGACAGAGTCACCGATAAACTCTCGTAAGCTACTAAGCGCGTCGGTTTCGCTTGGAGCACCTTCGAGATCCTCCACAGTAATGCCGGTTAATTTCGTAATAAATTCCGGTAGCTCCCGGCCTTCCTCAAGCGCAACCATTGTGTGGAAGCGATCAATTTCGTCGCACCAATCATCAATTTTAATCGCGCCAATTTCGATAATCTGATCGTTTTGATAATCGAGTCCTGTCGTTTCCAAGTCGAGTACAACGTATGTCTTTCCCATTAAACCGCCTCCTTATTTTTGAACCATTCTTCCACGGGAACTCCTTCGCCCCATCTTCGCATTACTTCGATATCTGTTCCGTTAGGTACAACGTCTCCCCAACGATATGAATTAAGCATGATATCGCGAATGTCTTGCGCTTCCTCCCACGTAAAATCCTCCGGGACTTCGAATATCAATTCATCATGCACCGTTGACCACAACGCCCAGCCCGGCTTGTTAGCGCAATATTCATGAGCCTTAATCATCGTGACCTTCGTTTGTATAGACGACGATCCTTGTACCCGAGCATTGGTCGCCTGTCTCAAGGCGCGATTGATTCGCGAGTTATGTTTCCTTGCGTCCGCATATTCCGGATCATTCCATTTTCCGTACGGAATGTTCTTGCGTGGTAATTTTGCGTCTGGCAGACGACGTTTTCGCGCTCTTAGGTCAGCCCAAACATAGCCGTTCTTCCGCACAAATTCCTCGTTTTCTTTCAGCCAAGCCGATAACTTCGGCATACTTCCGAATAGCTCACCCTTGAACTTTGTCGCCTCTTTTTTATTAACGCCTAGCATATCCGCAAGAGAATAGTCACTCATCCCATAAAGTGTCGCTAACCACACGACCTTCATTTGCTTACGCTCCTTAGTGTCTGAGCCATCGGCGTTTTTATAGACTTCCTCGTACGGACGCTTATAGAAGTTTGATGCCATCATAGCGTAAGGATCGCGCTCCTCTAAAAACGCGTTTATCAGTACCGGCTCTCCGGATAAATAAGCCACACACCGAATCTCCTGCGCTTTAAAGTCGGCACCCAGCAACACTTTTCCGGGAGGAGGGCTAAACATCGGTCGGGCTTCTTGAGGCTGATTCTGTACGTTAAAGCCTTGATCTGTTTTATCCTCATCATCCTTGCCGGAGCTGAATCTTCCCGTTACGGTTCCCATCGGATTAAAGCGCGAATGCCAACGCTTAGTTGTCGGATTTTGCTTCAATGGCAGAGTTTCAATGTAGGTACCGGAGAGCTTCGTAATTTTCTTGTACTCCAACAACTTTGCAATGACTTCGTGGTCGCCTTTTAGCGGCTTTAATGTTTTCTTTGCGTCCATGTTCGGAAGCTCTTTGCCGATCACCTTCGAAAGTGCAGGGCGCATCTGTTGGGTTGAGTTTAAATTTAACGGACCGTCGCCTTCATGGAACGGAGTCAGCTCCGTAACTAATTCCGACCGCAACTCTTCCGCACGCTTATGCAGTTTTTCTCCGTATTCCTTTGCGAAATCCAAGTCGAGGATATATCCGTTAGCTTCTAAGTCGACAATTACGTACAGCAATGGAATTTCAACGGTTTGGTAATACTCCAAAATCGTAGGCATTTTTTCCATGTGTTGACGTTGAAATTTGTACAGCTTCCACGTTAATTCCGTATCTTTAGCTGCGTAAACTAGCGCGATGTCTAATGGCACTTCTTTGAATTGCGCGTCCCGACCAAACAAAGCGTCGAACGTATCTGCCGGTGTTTTTAGATATTTTGGCGCCAAGTCTTTTAATTTAAATGATCCGGCACCGCCCAATGTGCGATCCTCTTCGTTTTCATTTAGCATGTGCATCGCAGTCATCGTATCCCAAACGACGCCTTTCAGATCGAATCCATGTCGGCGGACCATCGCAATATCGAATATCGCGTTGTGCAGGACTTTTCCGATCGACTCATCGTTAAATACCGGCGCCAATCCTTCAAGCACGTATTCGCGACTCAGTTGCTCGCAATCTACGTGATCAACCGGTATATAAACGTGCCAGTCAGCGCTCGGAAGCGTGAGCGAAAGCCCGACGATAACATCCGTATAAACATCAACGCCGGTCGTTTCGGTATCAACCGCGATAATTTTTTCGTTACTTAATGCCTCAATTAACGCCTGGAATCGGGCTTCAGTCGTAATTAACTCGTAGTTTTCCGGCGTATTCTCGACCATCTTCCGCAAGGTTTCTTCGCGCTGCGATTCTTGCAGCGTCTTCCATAATCGCATCGCTTCCGCTTTGCTGAACGCCTTCGGGTTTCCGGCCTTGTTTACGCAGTCAGACGGATTCCTGGCGAGCTTGCCCGCGTCCATTGCCGCCTTGACTTCGTTTAATCGTTGGCGGTCAGTTTCCGATAGCTTGCTTGCGAATATGCGGCGCCAGCTCTCCTCGATCGGTTCGGCCGTTTTTGCCTTCTTCTTCCGCTTGGCTGTTTCGGCAACTTTCTCGTTTTTAACTTCGCTATTAATAGCGCTAAGATTCAACCGCAGATTTCCGAGTTCCATTCGCATCCTCCTTTCTCACGTGATAGGTTCGGACTACTCCGAGATAAAATTTATGGCACCGAAAAATAACGCCATAGATACGTATAATCCAGCGAATAGCCATTCCGAATTGTATATAGCGATTACGGACAATGCAGAATTATAGATACCGAAGACATAAGCGATTGCCCTATTCGACCTGCTCATAAATCGACCTCCTCCGTCCATTTCCGTCTGTATTCCGCCTCATTATCCGCGTACCAATCCGACCAGCAAGCGTCGTCGCAAAAGTACCGGTCGAAGAGCGAATCGTATGTTGCGGATCGCCCTTCGTTCAAAATCCGGTTACATGCGGCGCAGATGGCGGCAGGTTTTGCGTCCACTTACTCGTCGTCCTTTCGGTCGAACCGCGCTTCGGCCGGCGTAATGAGCTTTAGCCGATCGATAGGCACAGTATATCTCTTGACATAGCCGTAATTATCCAACGCCTCGATTACTATAGCACGTTCGCTCCTTCTTCTAACGACCTCTCCGAACCCGCTAGTCTCGAACCAAACCGGATCATCATACGCAACAATATCGCCTTTTTTATACTCGCCAACCTCGCGTCCGATTGCGGCCCACCTCTTACGCTCTTCCTCTTCGGCCTGCTTTCGTTTTGCTTCGGCAACTTCTTCGTCAGTTGCGCGGACGAGCTCTCGTTTCGGAACGTATTGCGTTTTACCGTCGATAATTCTACGGGCAAACTTGCTACTTATGGTACCTCTGTCTTCGCTGATCTCTACGATATCTTCATCGTTAAACGCGGCGTTAACCACCTTCGCATAATCACCGACTTTTAGCCGTTCAGGCTTCGGATCGGCCTCGGCGCTTGCGACGCTGACTTTGCGGTAGACTTCGAATACTTCGCCGTAGGTATCAAAACCGTCTCCTTCGTCATCAACGATGATCGGATCCCCGCAATCATCCACGCGATAAATCTCGTAATACTTCCCGGCGGTTAGATATCCGCATGGAGCTTCGTCAAACTTAACGTAATCGCCCGCTTTCGCCTCGCTCTTGGCAATCCGTACGTACTTCGGTACAGCTTCGATTTTTAGCGCAGCGAAGTCGGATTTTAGTGCTTCGATATCCTTTTCGTTTGTGCTTACGCGATCTTCTAATGACGGTTGAGATGCGCTGACTTTGCGGAATAGCACATAGCTTTCGTCATAGTTACTGTCAACCTCATCAATATCATCGACAATCATCGGATCTTTAGCGATAATTCCTACGGATAAATAAAACTCCCCTTTTGTAGCATCACACCAACTGCCGTCCGTAATTAGCACCAGATCACCTTTTTGCGCGCCGCCTTCCACACGCTCATACTCCGCGCCTTCATATGAAACCTTCGTAATTTCACCGTTCACCATATCGAGAGTCTTAACGCCTTCTAATTTCGCCATCAAACCGCCTCCGCTTCGTTATTTTCCGCAAAATCTTCCCGCATGAAATTCAGATCCATTTCGACCCAACGCTTGCCTTCCCGTTCTGACGGCCCCCAATAGTCCGTAATGCCGCGGTTGTCGAACATCCAGACGCGAGGGAAATCGCCCTCACCGATCAGCACGCCGATGAAGAAGTCGACGTCTTCTGGCGTATATGGCCGGCCGTCTCCTTTTCGGCCTTCTACCGTTAAGAAACCGCGATCTTCTCTACGGTCCCGGATCGTCTTAACCTGGAACGTCTTCCATTCGCCTGTGCCCGGATCTCTTGCGCTGATATCGAACGGTTCTTCCGTCTCCGCTTTTGATACCGCCTGCCACCCGCTAGCCATTAAAGCTGCGCGGGCGATCAGTTCGGAATATTTGCCGATAGTTTCCTTGAGATGCGCCATCACTTCGCCTCCAATAACTTGTATAGTCTCGCCGTTTCTAAAAGTAGCGCGCCACATGTTACCTGAGTAATTCCTAAAACAAAATCACCCGAGATGATTCGTACGCCTGCTAAAACGAAAAATATTATCGCGAGAGCAATTCGAGATTGGTACATTCAAGCGTCCTCCTTCGTTTTACTAAAACGGCAGATCTCCGTCGTTTATTTCTTCGTCATCTTTTTCGTTAGTCGATCCGGCACCGAGGCTTTTTCCTATAAGGCTGATATCGAATCCTGCTGCGACTAGGTTTTCGATCTGCGTCTTCTCGTCAGCTTCGAACAGTAGGCCGTCGAACAACTTCATATCGAATTCTTTGCCGTCGTATTTGCTGAAGTTCTCGCGTTCCTTATCCGTCAGGTCTTCCTCCATATCGATGAATGGCGTTAAGCTGACCGTCGTTGATGTGCCGGAACCTGTTTTCGAAAGCTCAAACGCAACCTTTCCGAGTTTCTTTTCGAACTTCGTGATAACTGCGTAAACGGCCTGCGCTTGCTTTTTCGAAAGGTCGATGATGATTGGATTACCTGTTTCTAAGTCGATGAATCCGAGTGCATAACGTTCTTTGACGCGATACTTGGCGGCTTCTTCCTTGTACTTCTCTTCCGCTTTTGAGTCGCCCTTATCCGCAGCCGCCTTCTTTAAATCCTGATAATACTTCCAAGCGAGGTCCCACGGTGTGTAATCCGCAACCGGAAAGCCTTTATCGTTCATCTTGCTTGGTTTCTCCGCAACGAACGAGTTTACTTTCTTGTAGATACCGTAGCTGTAGAAACGAATAAGGTCTTCGGTACCGAGTACGCGAACCTTAAAGGAAGATCCCGACTTAAAGCTCGTAAATTCCATCCCGTTTCCGCTTCCGCCTTCGTTCGTTGAGTTTAAAGCGTTGAGCGCCGCCGCGCCTTTTTGAAATTGACTCATTCGATTTCCCCCTACGTTTTAATTTTGAGGCTTTTCGCCCTCGCAAAATGCCGGTATCTGCGTCCGAAACGGCGCCAGCGCGAAGCAGTAGCGACGCGACTCTCTTACTTAACGGACACCCCGACATTCTCCGAGCGCCGGGCCGCACATTCGCCGCCCTCATTCGCTCTCTTCGCGATTAACTTCGTAAATAAGTCCGCCAATTACAAGCGCTGCAATGACGCCGACAATTTCGAAAACCCATACGTCAGACATAGGCGGCGACTCCTCTCGCTGTACGCGTCAGTTCGCGTCTTATTTCGTGCGATTCCGCCGGCAATTCATCCATACGCATGCGCACCGCATTAATTCGGGCCTGCAACGCCAATTTAGTTGATAATGACCGGGCGCGAGACAAACGGTCTTCCAAATGTGCGATTTCTTCTTCGAGTTCATCGCGAAACTTATCGATCCTAGCCACCTCTTCCGTAATTTGTTGCGACATTTTCGTAATTTCTTCCGTAATGAAATTCGTCACTTTACGCCGGATTCGATTGATGTAGCTTTTACTCGGTGGAATTACGGTTTTAACAACGTCTTTATCTACCGCAAGCATGAACGTTGCTCCACGATGGGAATACATCCGAGCATCTTCTCCGTTGTCGTCCGGACCGATGCCGCAGTAAATCGCATTAGATAACATCTGCGACGCCCATGCTTCCGGCGTTTGGTTGCCGATCTTAAAGCGCCCGGTAATTCGTTTCTTTGCGTGGTGAGATAGCGTGACTTTCATCCGACCCACACCGCCTGGATCGAAAGTGGACGGTAGTAGTCCGCCGGATCTTCGTCGACCGGCCATGCGCCTTGATATAAAATTTCGGTAAGTTTGCGCGGATCTAGCGCAGGATACGTATTGGAATCGGTAATTTTGGGGATATTCATAGTATGTTCGCCTCCATATTATTTAGGTAAAACGCACTAGATCGGAAGGTGTGTTCGCATTCTGTTCGCTTGTCTTTTGACAACAGATTAGATATGATAATGGTGTAACGAGTGCCTTCCGGGCTAGTTACGTATAGAAAATTACGCTGTTAATTGGGATTGGCAGTGTGCCCTGAACCGTTGGATGAACTTACGGTGAGACTCGGGATTTCCTCCAAATCGCTTCGCCAAAAGCGATGAAATTTCCGAATCGTTTGTGCATCCTCGGTTCCAAATTGCCAATATCGTTTTTTTTCGTGGGTCGTCCTGCGCCAACAGGGCGATCTTTTCTTTTAATAAAACCTCGCCTACGACGTTCGCCGAAACGTCTTCAGGTTCCCATACGGTTTCTTCTTCGTTTATCGCCTCAATCGATAGTTCTTTTCGAGATCGTCGATTCCTAAGAACTCTTGCCTTGACTTGTCGAATTGTCTTTTGAATGAGTGCTTTCTTCTCTCTCCCATTCTCTAGGTACCTCTCTAACGCGTATCCTATAGCTTGGTAACACTCTTGTTCAAATGATGTGAAGTCGGGTATCAAGTGTGCGATCCGATTCGATTCTCTAAGCACGTAGGGAATCGCCCCACTTTCAGCTGCTATCCTCATTCTATTAATTTTTTGATTTTCCAAATTTCCAACCCCTTTCGCCCTACACTTATATAATGGGTAGGTAACACATAATATTGGGACACCATTTCTGAAATTTTTTCTTGTCTTTATTTTTTTTGCTAATTATTTAGCTTTTTGTTGACATAAATTAAAGAATATTGTAGAGTATAGACATATCTAAATAAACCCTACAAAAACAGCCTGAAACGTTGGGGGACGTAGCTTAAGGCTTTAATTTGTAGTGTCTAAGAAGCTGAATAAATAGCTTATGAACACAGTTTATTAAAGATTTCTTTAAATGTCAACTTGTTTTTTAAAGATTTCTTTAGTTTGTTTTCATGAGCCATTAAGGATGGTTGATATGATTACGTTTGAAAGAGTTAAAAAACTTTGTAAAGATCGAGGCATAAGCCTCTCAAGACTAGAAGAAAATGTAGGATTCGGAAAAAACTCTATTTATTCATGGAAGCAGAATAACCCTTCGAGTGACAAACTCAAAAAAGTAGCCGACTACTTCAATGTATCTGTTGACTACCTACTTGGCCGTACCGATGATCCGAAAATACAAGGCCAATACGACATAGATACTATAGCCGCTCATCACGATGGTGAAGATTGGACAGAAGAAGAGTTAAGGGAGATCGAACGTTTCAAAGAGTTTGTCCGCTTAAAAAGAAAACAACAGGAGTAGTTGAGATGTACGAAACATTACTTTCGGAGGCTACTCACCTTGGTATAGACACCTATGAAAAACAAATGCCTCATAGACTCAAGGGATTGTACTCAAAAAATGTTATTTTGATTAATAAAAACATGGAAACCTCTTATGAAAAAACTTGTATACTTGCCGAAGAACTTGGTCATTATTATACATCGAGTGGGGATATAGTTGATCAAGATACAATTGAAAAGCGAAGACAAGAAAAAATTGCGAGAACGTGGGCTTACGAAAAGCTAGTACCTTTGTCCAAAATTGTTCAAGCCCACAAAGAAGCTATAAAAAATAGGTATGAGCTTGCTCAGTACCTTGAGATTACAGAAGAATTTTTAGATGACGCCATTAAGCGCTATAAAGAAAAATACGGTGCTACTGTTAACTATGGTGGATACACCATTTGTTTTGAACCACTTGGTGTAATAGAGTGGTTTGACAATTCTTTTTAACCTAAAAATCGAACATACATTCTTTTTAAGGAGGTATGGACGACCTGTACGAATGGATCGTCGAGGAATAACCGGTAGTCGGTCGTTGACGGGATTAAGTGTCGCCCGTCAACGAAAAACTTACCCGTTTAGGTATCTTCAGACGCCAGCTCTTAACGTCCTCCGCACGCTCATACACCGCCTTCAACTCCGCTCTCCCCTTCGCAATCAATAGTTCGTTCGCATCCTTTCCCTCCGTAATATATCCGTGTGCCAGTCCGACTTTCCCGTATAAATAACGCTCGACCTCCGCCCGCAACTTCTCGCCGGCCTTATCGTTATCCGTCACGATGGTTACGTGTTCGATCGGAGACTGAACGATAATGTCCGCTTTCCGTTGGTTGAACGAAGACCCTCCGGTCCCGATCGCCGGCACTCCCGCTGTCATCCACGATTGCGCATCGATCTCCGCTTCGCATAAGACAACGCGTGTCAGCCGCCGGTCATACACGACGTTCATTCCGTAAACGAGATCCCGTATCGGCCAGCCGCCTTTGACGTACCAGAACGCCTTACCCCACGTCGATCGGTACTTTACGTTAGCGAGCCGCCCGTTCGGCAACCGCCAGGGTAGCGCAACCGCACTACCAGCCATACCGACGCCCATTAGACGCTGGACAGCCGGCATGATTCCGCGCTTGTTTAAATAATCGTTAGGCCCCGCAACCACGCCGCCGAGAATCGATTCGCTTAGAGGTTCGCGATTCTTTGCGATCTTCAGCTTCGGCGGCCTGAGCGTTAATTTACTGCCTTCCGATTCCGGCGCATACGCATCGATTAGGTATTCGACCGTCTCTTCCTCGGTTTCTTCGCGCAAGAAGGCGAGCAGCTTAACGAAGCCACCCCGCGCATACTCTGCGTCATAATAGCCGCTATCGCCCCAATAGCCGGCCTTCGCGGTCGCCGTGTCTTCGAGGTATACGTAAAAGCTCGGCGTTCGGTCATATCGGAAAGGACTTGCGGCCAGCAAGCGCTCATCCGTCCAGGTCGGCCGCGTCCAATCGAACTGTTCGAGCTCATAACGTATGTCGACGTCGACCGGGCGCCCGTTTAACGTCAATGTTGGCACTTTCGTCTCACTCCTTTCGAACTAAAAAGCCGGATTGTTCTATATATTACGTCCTAATTTTTAAAAAATCCTTCGGAATTTGTCGAAAGAACCGCGGTAAATGTTGACAATTTTATCCGATAAATTCCATCTCCTTAGAAATCGAACTGATCCGCTGAACCTTCGGACCCCCCTAGCTGCTTAACAACGCCGAACTGCGGCAGATAAACGATCTCAGCGCTCTTTCCTTCGCCACCATCCCGGCCTTTGTTCAGACCGATCAGGCCTCGACCTTCCTCCGCGTTCGTATCCACCGCAATCAATAGCGCAGCATCTTCGAGTAGGGCCTTCGTTTTCTTGACGTCCTTACGCTGCGGCAACTTTAATTCGGAATCAGCGTCTTTCCCTTCGCCTTCTTCCGCTTGCGTCAACGCAAAGACAGTCGTTTTTGTTTGGCCGGCCAGACGTCGGAGTTTCTTCGAAGTCTCGGCCGCGTCTCCACCCGCTGTCTTTGACGTGTTCTTTTCGTAATCGAGATAGTAAAAAGGGTCGAGTAGCACGACGTCAGCTTTCGTTTCGAGGATATCCGCCTTCAGGTCGCGCAGTTTCCGAGAGTCGAAGTCCTCATCGTCTACCGCGCGGACAATGATGTTACCCGGAATCAATTCGTTCATCTTATCGAGGAACTCCATAAATCCGGACTCAAATTCATCGTCCAGTTTTCCTTGGCGAACATCGCGCGAGTTAAATCCGGCCTCAATATCTACGCCGTCAAGAGTAGCCTTTGCGACACCAACGCTCGCTGAAATGGAAACGTAGAGCCGGACAAGAACCTCGTACCATCCCATCTCCATCGACCAGATTAGTACGTTCGCCCCCTGCATCGCGCAATTAATCGCTTCCTCCAACGCTATGGCCGATTTTCCCCGACCGGACTTCCCATAAATAACGTATACGTTCGACGAAACATAGCCGCCCATCGCCCGGTTTATGAAGTCGAATTTACTGCGCCAGATCCGGAATGACTCGCCAGCCTTGCGGTTTTCGTATTCGGCTTTAAATTTATCGATATCTCGTTTTATATCGATACCAACCGTATCACGAACGTTTGTTCTTATTCTAAACCTTTCGGCCTGCTCCGTCAACCACGAAAAAAATTCTTCCGGGTTATCTTGCGCGCTCTCCCACCGTTTCATAAATTCGGATTCTCCGCCTTCCTTACCGTTAACAATTTCGGAAAAGGCACGCAAAGCCGCTTGATTACGCAGTTTCTCCGCAAGGTACTCGTAGCTGGCCTCGATATTAAAATCCGGCTCGAAGTCCGGCACCTCATGTGCAAGCATCTCGGCAGTCGGCGCCTGACCTCCGTGTTTCTCCGCGTATTCCGTGATATATCGTAGTGCCTTGCGTTCGCCTTCCGTCGGCAGATCCTCGGCGGTAATATTAAAGCGCAACAACGCGTTCGGATCATTCTGTTCGATCACTTTCGATAGCATTAAAACACCGTAGTTCATCCGCGATCCCTCCTCACTCTCTTAACGTAAATCACTCGGACGCCTCTTTTCGCCTGCTCCGCGACTTCGATTCTAATGCGGAAGTTGTCGGAAGCCTTACCGAACATATCCGCTAAAAATTCCGCAACTGTAACGATTCGATCAAACGACCATTCAAGCGCCGCAAACGTCCACTTTAACGGATAGAGTAGCCGGTACATTATTTCGCCGCCTCCAATAGATCAGGATTTTCATAGAAGGTTCCGAGATACTCTGAATCCGGCCCACAATCAGCAAGAGACTGAATTAATCCGCTCGGATATTCTCCGTAAAATGCAGCTAATTCATCGTAATAAACAACCTTAAAGATTCTACCGAGAGAGTCTTTTCGAATGTCCCCCTCCCAAATCTCCTGGCCGTTTTTCCCCTCTAATCCGGTATATTGCATGATATTTTCGAAAAAGCCCGTTATATCCGCATTCCCGTAATATACCTTTCCATCAAAAGCAATCACATTTAAAGGGCTGTATTCCATTTTTTTAAGTGGAGCATTCCACGCTCTAAACTTGAACTCTCTCATCACCGCTCGACCTCCCGCTTTAATTTCGCCTTTACCTCGTCCTGCTTCGCCTTATATTCCGCATCACCGTACATTGCTTCCAGACGCTTGTAATCGTTATATTCATCGAGCAACTCATCGATTTTCTTCGTCTTGTCTTTCGTCATGTCACCCCACGCCTTTTCGATTCCTTCGCGAATCTTAGTTACAAGATCTTCATTTGGTAACTCCGCAAAATGAAACGCCGTTCCCTCCGGCTCCGGATAGTTTTCGTAATCAAAATCGTCAAGGAATCGTTCGGCGTACTGTTTGCGGCAGACCAACCGCAAGTCACTCGAATCCGCGACAAGCCACTCGCCGTTGATTGCGTCCGTCAGATCGAACTCGACGTAATTGGAGACGCCGGTATCGTCCTCCTCTTCGACTTTACGCCGCGCATCAACGTAGAAAATGCGGTCCGGGTATCCGTCTACTGCGACTAGGTCTCCGAGAGTGATGTCGGTCTTCATCTCCGCATCCCCCTTTTCGATTCGCCTTCGAATTCATGCACTTTACATAAATCACGAATCCGATCCGCTAACCTTCCTTCGCCGAATACGCCTGACAATCGTTCGATCGCAATGTTACTCGTATAGATAGTCGGAAGTTGGTTCGTCACTCTCGCGTTAATTATTCCGTGCAGATCGCCGCGAAATCCGTCTGATGGGCTCCGAACGCCTATATCGTCTAGCACCGCAAAGGGCGCCGTTTTAGCCGCTTCTAACGCGCGATAGTAACGGGCGGCCGCTGGCTCTGCGACTGAGTCCGGAACGCGTGGCCGGTTGAATTCGTTATAGTCGTTCTGCCATTCGTTCACATCGAGGAAATAGGCCGGTCGCTGCAACGGCTGCTGTCCGCGTTTTAACGATCCGCTGTAATGGACGCGCAGCCATTCGTTAAGGATTGCCGCGGCTGTCGTCGTCTTGCCGGTGCCGGAGTTCGCGCTGTAGAGATACAACGACTTGATGCGGTCAGCCGGTTCGATATAACCTTCCGTCTGCTCAAACTGGCGCTCGAACGTCTTGGCGTAGTTTTCAACCGATTTATATACCGCAGGCTGATCCGCTCTGGCTGGCGAATTGGCGAGCGTTGTCAGGCGGTATTCTCGCGATAAGCCTGCCGCCGCAGATCGACCGCCGTTGCCCGATGCGCCGTGTAGTGCGATGAAGTGCGGGCATTGGCGAGTACAGGCGGACGTGCCGGCCGCTTTGCATCCGTTAGCCAGGACGCAGTTTCTTTCGTTAGTCATAGTCGCGAACCTCCTTACGATCAATTCGTTTTCGTATAGTGCGCTCGTGCTTCGAACGCATCCTCTTGTCAGCGCCTTTAACTCTCAGTTCGGAATACATACCGTCATATGTCCAATCATATCCGCTGTATTTCTTAAACACTGTTGTCTTTAGGCGTCTGTGAAACGTCACTCTCGCTCCTCCTTTCGTTAGAGCAATTCCGCAAGCATATACGTTATTAATTCGACTCTTCTGCGCTGCCTATAAGAACCAATGTAATAGTCGCTGGAATGAAGTTCCTCCGTCAGAGCTTCGATCTTATCGATTAACTCATCCGTATGACCCTGTCGTTCGGCCAACTTCGTAGCCTCAACATATTCCGGCGTGCCAAACGTTAAATGTCCGATATTCATTCGCCCACCCCCGTCCGGCTGTCGTCGATGATTTTTCCGCGTTTGACAGCAATAGATGTAAGCGCAGCTCTTCCGCCCCCTGTCGGTTCACCATCGGCAACTACAGTCACATAATCAATTGTTTTATAGACTCCGCGGTAAGCGACAACATCCCCCACACGAACCTCAGTCGGCTGCGGTGCGTTAAGATATTCGTCAGGTACTTCGAGTCCAAGTGCGCGATGGAGAGCGATGGCTTCTCCGATATGGATGTTAAAGCAGTCGTCCGGCGCACATATTGCCGTTCCATAAAACGCAGTCCTGCTATTCGGTTTCTTTGCGACCGCCTCTACGGTTCGACTTTCACGGTTGATATCGAACGTAATATCGAAAGTCTGTAACATTCTATTAATCATCCTGAGGCGTTCAACGTCCGCCTTCGCCCGCTCAACGATTTCATCCCGGCGTTCTTGTGCGGTCTTTTCCTGCGGCCGCATATATGTCGTATCCATTTCCGCATCGAATTTTCCTTGCTTATATCCTTCGCCATAAGAACGTAGCCTGATCGTCCGCATAACCTCTTCGCCGTGGGCGATTAGTTCATCGTATCCCATTGCGTTCAAATCGATTTTCATTTCGTCAGCCTCCTCGTTTTTAACTTCGTTATTTACGATGACTTCGTATTCGCTATGAAAAATAAACGTCAGATCAACTTCCTTCGTTGTGATTGCGTATCCTATACACAGGTCTGCGGTTAAAATATCCCCGTTTTTGTACTCACCGGAAGTTCCGTATTTATCCGTAATCAACACACGCTCGCCAACTTTGGCCGGACGCTTTTCTGTGACGATAAGCTCGGCGTCTTCGACATTAACAAGACGGCCAACTCCCGGAACCCTAACGTCGTAGAACGAGACTGTCTCTCCAGTCAATTCGAACACCTCCCCGATCTTATCCGCATACCAACTCGACTCATATCTCGCCTTCAAAATCCGCACATACTTTTTCGTTTTAGTCATCGCAATCCCTCCGTTTAATAAAAGTCGTCGCCGATTTCCGCTTGCTGCTCCCGCCTTTGTTGCGCTGCTGCTTCGGCCTTGATTTCCGCAACTGCCCGCTGCAAATTCCGTCCCATCCACTTCTGCATAAATCCGAAACTGACGCCCGGATATTGCGGGTTCGGCCTGTATTCCGCAAAGCACAGATCGATGAATCGCTTCGTTACTTCCGGCCCGTATTCGCCTGGCTTCCGCTTCGTCCCGACCCATCGACCGAGCATTCCCGCTTCCGCCTGGTATCCGCGCATCGGAACGTAAGGGACGCCGTATAACCGCTCATGTTCCGCCTTTAAGTACGATTGGAAGTCGCGCACATTCCATTTGGATACCGGTTTATCTGTCGTCGTCATTTTCGTCACCTTCTTCGTCATTGATACCGGAGATTTTGATTCCGAGAGCACCCAACGTTCTACGGACTGCTCGCTTCATGAGCAAGTACTTGCCTTGGTCCTCATAGAACTGTGCTCGATCGTAACCATCGCAGAGTTTCTCGTAGTACTCCCGCACCTTCTCCTCCGGAGTCTTTTCGACTTCATATCCGTTGATTAATGCGGCTAAAAAGTCCGTAAACCCAAGGTCGTACAAACAAGCGCAACCAGAATCGAATAAATCTAGTTCACTTTCGATGTACTTAATAACAATCTCTTCGTCAGTGTACTGTTCTCGTAACTTTTCGAATGCCTCCGCCTGCTCCTTCGTAATTACCGGCTTTTTAATTTCGCTCATCTATTCGCCCTCCTTATACTGAGAATGCCTCGTATATCTCCCGGATCTCTTTTGATAATTCCGTATAGTCCGTCTTACTTTCGTCCAAAGCTGGCAAGCAATCCGCGAGCATTTTAATAAGTTTAACGTTGTATTCGTCGCATTCTTCGTATAGATATTTGTGGAATTCATCGGAAGCCTTCATCCGCTCGACCGTTTGCTTTACGAGGTCTCTTACGCCCTCCGGATAAGCTACCGCATATTCGAGTGTGCCTTCCTCGAATCCGTAATCTTTCGGCAGCATATCGCGAATAGCCGCGAGTTCTCTTGCCCAACGCTCGTTTTCTTCCTTCAACCGCTCGTTTTCCGCAATCAATCCGGCAAGGGCACAACGTAGGCTTGCGATTTCGTCCGCCATTTTTCCGCCTCCATTCCGTGTATCTTCGCCCTTCCAACGTCAGTCCTTACGATTACCCTCGACCGTCAGCAAAGCCGCTAATTCCCCGCGAAATTCCCGTATAATTCGTGTGAGCTCTTCCAGCGTCTTGGCGTCCGATAATTTGATCCGCCGATCCATTACGTACATGATTGCGCGATCAACCGATGAGAAGTACGCGACCTCTCGCCAACGTGCGATTGGTGACGGATCCAGGTCGGGATTTTCGGCGAGTCGCTTCGGCCAGTTCGGCGCTTTCGTTGGATCGGTGAAATAACGTTCATTGACGATGATATTGCGTTCGTCTGACGTGAGTTTGTAATCGGGGGAAATCGGGATTTCAATCGGCATTACAACATCGCTCCTCTCGCTTTGATAATTTCAAGCGCCTGGTCTTCGGTGAATCCTGCGCGGATAAGTGCGTCTTTTCCTTTTCGCATCAGCACCGCGTTCAGTTCGACTTGGCGGGCGACCAGCTCCATATTTTCGAGGAAAAATTCGATGGATGACTTTAATTCATTCGTTTGTTCTTCCGTCAATTCCGTCAGCTCCTTCGTTATTAAATTGATTGAGGAAGTCGCGAATCGGTCGCATCGGAACTTCGCTCAGCCCGAATTCACCGCCGAATAGCACAGAATTTATTTTCTGTCCGTGATTGCGCATGAGCTTTCCGAGGCCAAACTCCGGACCGCACGGGCATTTCGGGTTACTGCAGTACCTAAAGTCGTTAATATATTGCGTAGCGTGTACGATTAGTTCTAAGAAGATAATACGCAGATCATCCTTATCAGGTCCGTCGTATCCGCACATAAATTCGTTTTGATAAATTTCGATCATACCCTTGAGAATCGTCCTATCGTTCATACTTTCGCAATCCCTTCCGTTTATTAATAAGACCTAGCAATCGTTCGCTTTCGCTCACTCTTGCAGATGTTATTAATCGCGATACATCTTTAATAAGAATATCCGCGCGAATGTATATGAGCGCTATTATTTATCTAGTTATTAATGGCTCTAGTTAAAAGATGGTTCTTGTTAGTGTGCTGTCTAGCCATATATGGCTCAGCCGTGTGCGGTTACTCGTCACGTGGATCCGGCAATTCTTCCGTATTCCCGTCAAATATCGCAAGCTGGCTGATCGGCATGATCGTGTATCGCGTGTTTTCCCATCGCTGCGTTTTCGGGTCTCTCGTCTTCTGCTTTACGACCAACGGACGCCCTTGCCAACGATATTCACAAAGCGCCTTGATGCGTTTGTTTGCGGCCTCTCTTCGTACATTCAGCGCCTTAGCAATCTGATCCTGCGTCGGGTAACATTCGCCCTTTTCGTTCATGAATGACGAGAGGACACACAACGTTTGCCAACGGTCGGCTCCGATGTCCGCGATCAGTCCTTTCTTAACGGCATCGACGTACATTTTAACGAAGATACGCGTTTCGGACTTGCCGGACGTTAGATTATATTCGGACTGCGATTCGACTGAGACAAGTCGTTGATGTTCGTTTGTCATGATCTCGCCTCATATCTATCGTAGATTTCATAGGCGATTTCTACTAAGCGCTGACCGTAACCGTCTTTTAAATACGTGCTTAGTTTCGAAGGACCTCCCTGTATTCCTCGTGTTGTACTTCTTTTAACGTTTTTAGGATCTACGCCTGTTTCTTGACGAAGCTTTTCGTACAGCTCGCCCCATACCTTTCTTCTACTAAGACCGAATAAAGTCTCTGCGCGAAACATTACCTGTGAAATCTCTCGATGAAGAGCCTTACCTGTCAATTTTGACGAACGGCATAGACGAGTATCAGACTGCGTTTTATCTACGGCGTTCTTGACATCGGCCAGCGTTCGTTGTTTCTTAGGCTCCGGTAACGCCGGACTTTCTTCGCCGCCTAACAATTTTTCCGCGAATCGAGGAAACATCGCCTTCGCAACTCCTGCGTATTCAGCTCCGAAAATATAAGCTACTCCACCGTCTTTTACGTTTTTGATTGTCAACAATTAAATCGCTCCTTTATCCGTTTATAATGATCGGTTCTTTTTCGTCCATTGCGCCTTGAATCGACCTCATAAGCGTCTGCATCGCATGAATCGCTTTCCTATACTCTTCTTTGCCTTCGTCAATCATTTCGCTAAACTCCCGAGAGAAATGCGTCAAATGACCGTATTTTTCCACAAACTTACGAACATCTTCGGAAAACTCGTATACGGTATACGTGATCGCGTCTCCGTTAGTCACGCGAGTTGTCCGCCCTTCATACATCGAAATGTCACCGAACAATTCTTTATATCGTTCGTTTTCAGCGACGAGTTCCGGATCAGGCGTTTTAACTTCGACGTATTCCGTCTGGATTTCCGGTTCGGCTTCTTCGACTCGTTCGAGTTTGTCGCGAAGTATATCCGCTTCCCGCTCCGCTTGCTTAAGCGCTGCCTCTGCCGCCTCTTTCTCCGCCAATAGTTCCCGGTACTCCTTTAGCGTTTTGACTTCGCCATTTAGGACCGCCTGTTTAGCTTGGCGTTTCGGTTCAGTTGACTCTGCGGATGGGCGTGCGATTTCGTACGTTAGTGAGACGGGGAGGTCTTCGAGTATATTGGCTTGTTCATCACATTTTGTGATAATCAACTCGTACCTCTGAATCAATCTCATTGCTTTCATCCGGTCAATCCCAATATGAGTACACCAGTCTTGGAAGCATCCGTACCCACATTTTGAAAGACGTTCCTGTGCCTCCTTCAATTCGCGACCTAACTCTGTATATGCCTTTCCGACAATTTCTCGCATGTTATTTTCTTTAGTTCGGAGAAATTCAGCAGTATTACTGTCTAATTGCTCATATCTGAACGTCTTAATTTCTTTTGCCATTCGAATACCTCCTTCACTCATACAACCCCATAGGTAACGCTATTTTTGCAACATCAATTCCGAAAATTTTTTCGCCTTCACTTATAAAATGGGTAGATAGCATTCAATTTTGGGACATCAATATCGAAAATTTTCCTTTGCTCAATAATAGATGTGCATATAATTCCGGGTCGACACCGTTTTTAGACAAAAAAAAATAACCCGGCCGCAGGGCCGAGTTATCTCCGTCGTGTTTTCCTTTTTTTATTCGAATTTTCTTTTATCTGAAGCAATGGAGAGTGTTTGCTATGCTCTTCAGTTAATGCTTTTTTAGATAAGTGCGTATATCGCATTACCATCCTTAAATCCTTATGTCCGAGTATCATCTGTAAATGACGAATATCTCCCCCATCTTCCAGAAACATTGTCGCCCCTGTATGTCGTATCAAATGTGGATGAACACGTTTCTTTATTCCAGCTCTTTCTGCATAGGTATTTAAACGCTGTCTAAAATTATTAGTAGTCATCTTCTCTCCGTAATTTGCCAAAAATACATAGTCACTATCGAAATCCTCATTCTCCCTTATTAGTTCACGCAGCAATCGAAGTGTGTCATCCTCCAACGGAACGAACCTTCCCTTTCGATTTTTTACGTCTTTCCCTTCAAGGACTAGCATTTTCGATCCAAAATCTATATTCTGCTCCTTAATCGACAGCACTTCGCCGACCCTCATCATCGAATCAATTAGACATGTGACTGCGACATAATCTCGAAACTCGACGTACGATCGTTGGTCCATCGTTTTTAAAAGAGAACGCATTTCATCAGGCGTTAAGATGTTCACAGGGTTTTCCGGTGCATTTATTAAAGAAATGTCTTGAAAAGGGTTTTCATCCGTATACCCCTCTTTAACCGCGAATCTAAAGAAGGTTCGAACAGTCTTTATATAATCGTTCACAGACCTAGCCGAAAGCCCCTTCGTTTTGTGTTTGTCCAATTTGAATTTGTGACCGTCAAACTTAACCTTTTCGGTCCGCAGCCAAGAAACGAACCCGCGCGCAAAGTCAACGTCAATATGACGAATGTCTGCGTCCAATCCGATTGTTCCAGCGTATAAAGTGAGATACTCACATGCCCGCTGATAACGATCGATCGTTTCTTGTACGACATCCTCTGCGCGTTTGGCATCGTAAAGTCTTTCGAAAATGCATTCGAGATCATACGTTCCTTTCCGCAAAGTCTTGACGGTAGACCGTCCGGATTTGACGCGTTTTCCTTTTCGATTTTCCGAGTGCATTAAAAAATCGCCTCCCATTTCGCTTGGAAGACGATTGATAAACGGTGCGCTGCGCTGTTGAGATCGGAAGCGCTACGCTGTTTAAGTCATCGGATAAGTCAACGTTTAGTCATCGTTGATATACCGGGATTTTACGTAAGATGGAGCATAGCGGGCTCGAACCGCTGACCTCTACACTGCCAGTGTAGCGCTCTCCCAGCTGAGCTAATGCCCCGTTTGTTTGAGACATGATTTATTATAGATGTTTTTCCGTTTAAAAGCAAGTGCTTTTTTGACTCAGCCGCCAAAAAGATTTCCTTCGAATAATCCGCGTGTTCATTATTTGCTGATGATATGATTAACACCCGCGATCACAATGTCTCTCATGATTTCTGTATAATCATTGTAATCATCGTTTTGGCTGATCAGGATGTCAAACACGTCCTTCATCTTGCCGTCTATCATCAGAGTCAATCCTTCGACTTCCTGTCCCGTTTCTCCATTTTCAAATGTTTCTCTAAGAATCGTTATTTTATCAGCCATGCTGCCAAATCTCCCTCTTCATTTTTGTCATATGTCTTGCACCATATTTATGTCGCTTTCTCTATCTTATCATTGATGGTGTTTTTTTGTCTTCTTTCTTTTTGTTTTTTCTGCCATTTCGTCCGAAAAGATGCGTTTTTGATCATAAAAGAAAACACCGGCCGCCGAATCCAGCGTTTTCGTTAGGTGTATAGGGGGAACGGAATGCTGAAGCTTTGGCACCGGAGAGTGCTCTGAACTCGTTACCTTTCCTCTCTGCACAAATGAAAATACTGGCCAAATCCGGGAAATACATCCCAGTTTGTTCCAAGAGTATCGCTAGTCTCGCGCTCCTCGACCGTACCGGTCTTAAAGTCTTTCTTTTTCATCGCTATATAGCCATCTTCGCGGAAGCTCAAAATCAAACTACTTACTTCCTTATCAGTTTCATCATCATATTCCCAATACATCGCTGTTCTTAAAAAAATCTTACCATCACTGATAACTTCAAAGTCATAATTTAGATACTTACGAGTGAAATCATCATAAAAACTTACCGACACCCATTCATTTGTTACATTTACAATATATTTAGTGTTATCATCTGCAGTTAATACCGCCGTATATGGTTCATGTTTTTGATGGCGTGTGTACGCAGTACGGTCATCAAGAATGTTCCAAGGCTTCTTTTTGATATCCGACCATTCGTCACAATAATAAACTTTCATCGTCAATTATACACCTTCCCCTTAATATCCCTAATAATCATCCTGCTTTTGTTGCTTCATCAAGAATTGTTTGCGGAATTGGTTTATTTTGAAATGGTTTCTTCTAATATGTATTCACCTTTAAGTCATTAAAAGTACTTTTAGAGCCAGATGAATATTTTTTTGTAATCTATATCATTCACAAATAGATTTCCTTGTCTCATTTAAAAATCCGCATTTGTTTGCTCACTGGCCGATGTCCCTGTTTGTTACCACTTAGCTCTGTTATTCGCGTGTGATGGTATTGCAAATTTAATTGTAAAGATGTTTAAAGCTTAAAAAACCTTGAAAAGCTTATGCCATCAAGGTATGAAACTTCATCCAATTACTTGCAAATGTCTAAATTATCTACAAAGACAGCATCCCCTAGAGTAAACCTTCGATTAAACGGTTCTAGATCGGGTACATCTTTCCACTCAAAAACTGTATCATAATAATCATATAGGTAGCTTAACTCTTTAAAATTATTTTTAGCAAAAAACTCTCTAACGAGCTTTTCAATTTTCATAATCTCCAGTGTTTCTGCAGAACCATTTAAATCAAGTTTGTTGTCACATAACAATCTATGACTAATCCTATAACTCAAGTCCATAATATAAACTGGAATTATTTTTGAAACCTTTATAATTACTTGTTGGGATATTATAAAGCCCTCATTTCCAATTATATCTTTTAAATCTATAAAGATTTCATAAGAAGGGGAAACTTTATTTTGAATTTTTATTTCTTTTACCAATTCAATATTTGCTAACTCCTCTGGAACTAATGTATCCTCCTTCTTACAAATATCTAGAAACCAATCATCAAGTTCTCTAGATATGTAAAGCTTATAAAAAAGTGTACTGTATTCAGGATATTCCTCAATAAACTTCTTACCGTGGTGCAAAATTAATCAACCTCCGTGAAATCTTATAGAAGAGTTCCCTTGCTTTGTATTAAAACCTAAAACTGAATCGCACTCACCAAGATACCGAGTTCTTCTTCTATTCCCATTTTTTTAATCTACCATGTCGTTGATCCCACCGCCAATAATTACCTTCCTTATCTATCCATGATTTTTAACCCTTTGCTAATCTTCACACCTCTCTTTTATTCATCCGATTCGTAGACTCAATTAGGTTATCCAATTGTTGGATTACCTATAATCTTATTTCTTTCATTCATTACAGAAATATAATGATTGTCCTCTCAGTTCTTCTATCATAATTCTTTCGTGGGCAATTTCCTCATGTCCTTTTGAGATATTTAAAAATAGGCATATCTTAATACTTATTTTCTCTTCCCTGCCTCCAATGTCCTTCTCAACCTTATAAATCGAGTCCTGAATCTCCGCTTTCGAAGCCTTGTTGACGCTGTTGACGTGTCGTTAGAATCGGTGTCTTTGTAGGCGAGGGTGCCGCCTTGCACTTCCGTTCCCCTGGCGATGTCGCTCAAGGCGTCTGCGCTTTTGGCGAACTGTTTTTTGATGGCGAAGCCTGCGTCGTTCAGCTTGTCCTGGGCTTTCAGTCATTAGATCTCGATCAGGGATAAAAAAACGCATAGAATTTTCTATGCGCTATAATTATATGGTTATTTTTTAAATTAAAATATACGATAGAACTAGTGTTTATTGTGATTCTAATTTATTCATATTATAGAATAGCTTTAAAAGGGGCATGTCCTGTTTCTGCATTTCTTAACAATGTTGGTTTTCTAAATCTTAAGCTACACTCTAGTTTGAAAATTGCTACGTCTTCTTTCATTTCAACAAAAGATACGTCAATCCATATTGGTACAAATGGAGACTGACTACCCAGTAAATTCACAACTTCATCAATTTCCAAAAATCTATTGCCTATATTTTTTTCACTTAACGCCCATAAGCGCATTCTTTGATCTCGGCCATCAAGCACTTTTCCAGGTTCTTCTATAGGCATTATTAAAAATTTACTATTTACATAGTTTAATTGTTTAAATTGTTTTAATTCCTTTAAAGTTTTTAATAAATTCTTTTTAAATATTTCTTTATTCATTTGAGTTATTTTCTCCATTATTATTTCACCTTCCTTTACTCATTTTATTTTTTGATTAAATATTATTTTATCGTCAACAATATAATTTGATATATTACTCTCAAACTCATGAATCTCTAGCCAAGCATTTTTTACATTTAACCCCGTTTGATTAAAAGCATCAGGATATTTTTTTGCTTGGTCTGCATTAGGTCTGTAGTGACCTGATTCATTACTAATTCTTCTAATCTGACCTTGACCATTTATTTTCAATTTCCCTGCAGCCTGCACATCTTTACCATTGGCTAAATAAGAATGACCACGACCGATATGCAGGTTTCCATCCATATCAATAACAAAATCAACCTCATTTATCCCATTAATATTTTTGATTCTACCATTCTCAATCGTAAAATCAAATCTTTTACCGAGCTGTTGATCATCTGGAAAGTGGTTTTTTATAGCTTGTACTGATTTAGTCCCAATTGTTGCCTTACCGTCATTGTGTATATTTTTCCCAACACCCTTACCAGTCTCAATCCGCTGAATCGACTCCTGTATCTTCGATTTCGAAGCTTGATGAGCGTCATTCACATGTCCGTAGAAATCGGTGCCTTTTCGGGCGAGGGTGCCGCCTTGCACTTCCGTTCCCCTGGCGATGTCGCTCAAGGCGTCTGCGCTTTTGGCGAACTGTTTTTTGATGGCGAAGCCTGCGTCATTCAGCTTGTCCTGGGCTTTCAGCCTGCTGACGCGCATGCGGTTGGACCAGAGGGTCTTGCTGTCTTTTAACGATTGTACCACATGTTCCGTTCTGCTTGATAATTTGCCGATGGTCGCTACGCCTTTAAACGATTGGGTCGCCACGGCTGCTCCCGGAAGTATGTCGAGTGCCCCGAACGCGCCTCTTTCAAATCGTTCTCCTGTATTTAACTCGCGCCCCGTCATCCAGTCTTTCCCTGTGGCTGCACTGGAGATTTGGGCTGTTCCGTATGCACCTGCTACAACGAGTCCCACGGGTGCACAAAAGATGGTGAGCACGACTACACCGCCGCCGATGATGAGATCACGCCACAATTCCTGATTTTTTTGAACGTCGCTGACCGATTCGTACTCAAAGCCGCGGGCTGACACGATCGCCTTCGAATAGTCTTCATAGTTCAATTCGATGTCGGGATTTTGGTCTTTAAACGCTTTATATTCTTCGTTCAGCACATGATCAAACGCTGCCGAGTCTTTGAAAATGTCATTTACGGTGATTTCCGCTTTGTCTTCCTGGACAGCCGTCTTGTTCATGCCGTAGCCGACATAAGTTGTTTCTTTGGAGCCGATGCGGTTTTTGGTCTTGTAGTTGTGGAGTGACAGGCCTTCCATTTTATCCGCGAAAGCGTCGAGCTTTTTGGCAAAAGGCGCATCAATATGGTCTTCCAC